CTGGATTTTGAATGTTAGGCACTCCCGGTGCTAAATTCCCACCCATTGCAAGGATCCAAGGCGGATCACCTTCTTTTCCTCCGGTTCCCGGTAACACTCCACATCCTGGTAAAGAAGTTACGACAAATAGGGAAAGGATCAAGGCAGGAGTTCCTACAGCGCGCCAACCAAGTCTTTGTAGTAATTCATTTCCCTTTAGGAAATAAGGATACGATAAATAAAGGATTCCTAATAATAGCAAGAAATAAAATGCATTGTAATACTGGGTCGGAACTCCGGCCTGAAAGTATTTAGAATATCCGAATATGGAAATAAACTCAGATTGAACCCGGTTTTTCCAATAATTTCCGCAATCAATCGTTACATCCTTGCAAAACAAATTTGTGGGAGTTCCCACAAACGATCCGATGGGAAAATTACTTGCAATTTCTTCTGATATAGGCCCGTCAGCTCCAGCAATCTGTAACGTCGCGTCTTCTCTCGTCCACTGCGCTACAAGATCACCTTGCAATCCTCTTACATACAAAGTATGTCTCTCCGGGATACCTGGGTTTCTCACGATTTCGTAATTTTCACCTAACGTATATGTTGAAATCAGAGATATGTCCGATACTGATTTTACTCGGTTTCCTTGAAAGTCGTAAGTGTTGTTGATCGAACTACTCGTCGCATACGGGGTTAATTCAATCAGCTTGCCATAGCTATCATAGCGCAACGTGTCGCCGTTTCTTGAAACCATGTTCCCGCTCGCGTCATATCCGTAATTTAGCGTTCCAGTGTTTGTACTCGTCGCGGTCGTCACTGCGTTTGCGTGAATTCCGTCTGTGTAGCCTAACGTATATGCACCTTTTTGAATTAGATTTCCGTTTGCTGAAAAGTTAAAATTCTGGGTTCCGTATTTCCCAGTTGCTTGAGTTACTCGGCCTAAGTTGTCTAATGTAAAGTTCTGGGTTCTCGTCGGGTTCAACTTGTCTTCAATTCTTGTAATATTTCCTTTGGAGTCATAGGAAAGTTCCGTGTTGCCGATTACACTTCCATCCGGTTTTTTAGAAAGAATCGTTACTGGTTTTTTGTCCAAAGGCTCAAACCCGATTTCCATCGTCACTCCGTTTCCGGTCACTCGTTTTACAGACGGAACTCCGTCTGCGTTCAAGTATGGGCCTTGATAGCTTACGACCGTATGTCCGATACTTGTCCCATCCGCCGAGTCCATTGTAATGCTCGACAATGTACCATTCGGCGAAAAGAAATTGTGCAACTTTGTTCCGTCTGGTAACGTTTCCGTGATCGGCCTTCCGAGGGAATCGTAGTCCCTCTTGAAAATCGCCGTTATATCATCAACATACTTCGTCTTCTGGATCGTCTCCCCTCTTTGATTGTAGAAAAACTTTGTAATTCCCGCTCTGTCCGATATTTGCGTTACTCGCCCTTTCGAATACGGTACACTTCCATCATCATACGTATATTGCACCGGTGCTTCCGGTCCGTTTGTGGTTTGGGCAAGGATTCTTCCTAAAATGTCATAGCTAAAACTAATCGTCTTTCCCCGAGCATCCGTTTGAGAAGATAACCGCCCCAAAGAATTGTAGGAATAGGTGATTGTTCCCGAATTCGGATCTTGTGTACTTGTTCTTCTTCCTAAAGAATCATACGTAAAGGTAGAAGTAAGTCCACCCACGTCCGTGACCGAATTTACTTCCCCAAACGGGGAATAAGCGTAAGAAATCGTCCTTCCATTCTCCGTTTTACTCATCGTTTGTCCGAGTTCGTTTTTTGTAACGACTTCAGTTTTAGTTTGTCCGTCTGGATAGGAGATTGTTTTGGTTTCAGTAAATGCAGTTCTTGTTACGTTAGTCGTAATCACTCCGCCGCCGGGACTCGGTTCCGTAATCGAAGTCAACTCTCCATCCGGATCGTTGTATTGAAAATTTGTATATTGAGGCGCAATGCTCGTATAGTATTCGTTGGATTTTCGAATGAGCTGGCCTTTTGTATAATCATAGAGACTTTCTTCGATCGAGTTCACTCCTGCAAGTGCAGTATTACTTTCAGTTCGAACGGTATTGCCCAAGGGATCTGTAAAAATCCGAGTCGTACTCGTATTCCCGCTTGTGTTGTCCCGAATCGTTTTCGTCACAGACTCGTTGTTATTCAAATTCGTTAAATCGTATTCGCCCGTGTTTGTATATGCGTACGTTTCATTTGGGCTCGATTCTCCCGGATATGTGACGCTTGCTTTTCTTCCATACGCGTCATAGCCGGTTAAAGTAATCGCTCCGTTTACATCGGTTGTAGAAGTTTCAAGGCCCGTCGCAAGATCATACGCTGTAGTTGTGACATGTCCCAGTGCGTTCGTTTTTGTAACCGGAAAATGATTTAAAACTGCGTCATACGAAATCGTAGATACGGCTCCAGAAGGTTCAGTAATCGAAATCACATTCCCAATTGAATCATACCCGAACGCTGTTGTTAGCGGAGAAGCACTCGATGGAAATTGTGTCTGAGAAGTGATCATATCTCCCGTGTATCCGAGTTGCATATCTGCAACCCAAGTCCCGTCTACATTCTTTCTCGATCTCGTAATTCTTCCCATTCTCCAGGTCGTTGTATCATGAGAATAACTTGTAGTGTTCGTAATCGAATGGGATCCCAAATTCTCCGCTTCACTCGTTGGAAATCCGTATCCATCATATATAATTGTTTTGTTCGAAGTTAAAACAAGATTCCCATCGTGATACGAATTCGATACTACATTTCCAGGAACTACTATCTCTGTCCCAAATGGATTCGGAAAGTTGAATGCAGAATTCGAAGAAGAACTCATCAAATTGTTCGAAGCGTTGTAACTTCTCGTAGCTTGAGCCGCACCCGCTAAACGATAATCATTTTGAAAAAAGTCAGTGACCTGATAAAATCCTGTGTTTACATCCGTTTCCCGCACAGAAGCAAACCCTAAACCTCTCGAAACAGTACGAGTTCCTAAATACTGCCTTGCATTCGTATATTGATACGTTGTAGTCTTTACAATCCCGGCCCCTAAGTTCTGAGTATTTTGAGTTACCAAAAACCCAGGAGACACACTCGGAAGATCCGGATAATTTCCAGAACCTACGTTCATCGCTCCTGGATGTATGTTTTTAAGTCCGTATTGAACATTCGAACTTTGACCGGCTCCGTTGGATGTGGATACCAACATGTCTTCCCCGGAGTTCCTTGCGGTATTGGTTCGATAATAAATTTTACCTACTGATTTGTCCGTGGAAAGAAATGCAATACTTACGTCGGAAATCCCATCCAGGTTGATGTCTTGTAAAGAAATTTGATACGTATCCGATCTTTCAATCCCGTTAGAATCCGTATATTCCTGAGTGGAAAATCCTCCAAAAGAATAACCAGGGCTATAATAAAAAGCTCCGTCTCCTCTGGAAAGATATGTTTCTATAACATGACTTTCTCTATTAAATAAAACTAAATCGGATAAACCGTCTCCATTCACTTCTCCAAAGTTAAAGTGTAAAAGATTCTTACCGTTTCCTGCGTTTAAACTCGTATACACGGGTGGCGCAAATCCGTTCCCCATAAAAATAGAAACAGACGCTTGTGTCCCGATAAAAGAAACAAAATCCAAAGCACCGTCACCGTTTACATCCGCGAGTGTACTTTTGTCGGCGTCTATCTGATTAGAAAGGGAATAGGTTCGAACCTGAGAAGTTCCATTACTTGTATTGAATGTCCTTACTTGAAGAGCGTATGTGGCTTGCCCCAAGGTTCCTTGCGCGTAAATCGTGGCAATCTGAGTATTGATCGCTTGACTCTGTTGTCCTACAAAGTTCATCTTTGCGCTTACGATATTGTCTAAACTCGTTTGTAAAGTTCCAATTTCGGACGCATCATACAAGTAACTGCTTCCGCTCGATTCCCAATAATCTGCAAGTGGATCGTATCCGTTCGTACTTAAGTAATCAATCATATTCTGATATTCGGTTCCGTCTACAGTTGCTCCAAGGGCTAAAGGGAATTGATCCGCTACCGCTTTCGCCCTTGCGTATTCTGCTTGATACTGTGCCATCAATACGTCTAACGCGGCTTTCTGGGCTTGGAGAGTTGTCAATGTGGAATTGTCATACGTTACAACGAGTTGAACATAATCGGCTTTCCCGTCTCCGGTCATATCGATCATCGAATTGATATAGAAGTCGGAACTACCTCCGATCACGATCGGATTGTCAAAGTAAGATTCTCGATTGATATAGATCGAAAAAGAACCGCCGTTAGAATGTACAAAATCAACAAGTTCATCCCCATTCATATCTGCAAAAAAATCTGCACCCGGTCGGTTGCTTGCGAGTGGCTTGGTATTACCCGGTGAATATTGAAATCTGTACTCATACGGACTGAATACCTTCATATCTCGGTTCGCGCCTACCAAACCTACATTCCCAAAAACTACCGGAGAACTAAAGTTTCCCCCTGTGGAATAAACCGCCCAGAGTTGACCTCCGTCTTCATACGCAAAGTCTGTCTTACCGTCACCGTTTAAGTCCACGGGCTGGTAAAATGTGTTGTAATGAATTGGAATATTAGGGCCGTTGAATGTGACAGGGCCTTGTCCAATTCTTTGGATATGTCCTACTAAATGGATCGATCCGTTTGTCTCGTTTCCGTTCAAGGTCGCAAAGTCCGCAATTCCATCTCCGTTTAGATCCATCGGCAACCACGCGGTCAACGCGGAGTCTACTCCATTATCGCAGGCCCCAGGTCCTCCCCAACTCAAAAAACTGAGACAGTTACCGGCTAGATAATTTAAAAAACCGCTATTCCCGCCCCAACAAAGGGGAAGAGCCGCACACAAACAAGACGCAAATCCCAAATTACAAGCGTTACGATCCGGAACGGGAACTTTGACTACATACTGCAAGGACGCGTCTATATTGCTATCTAACGCAGACGGATGATACGGCAATCCTCCGTTCAAAAAGAAATGTAGAAAATCCACTGCCGCATTCGGGATAAAGACGGCCATAGAGGCCAAGTTCGACAAATCTTGATAGTCTACGTTTCCGGGAGAAAAACTCCCCCCATGATTCGTATATGTAAAATCCAAGTCTGCAAAATTCTCCGAACCAAATGTGTTACTTCCTGATCGTTTGATTTTTTGTAAAACCGACCTTCCAGTTACCGGGCCGTAGGCATAATCTAAGTCGTAAGTCCGAAAAGTCGCTCCTCCGACAAGGACATCAATCGTATTCAGTCTTCTTTGAAGTCTTTCCAAAGTGCCTAAAGAGTAGTTCGGAATTTTGTCGTTTCGATTCTCGTAGTTAAACCGAATCGTTCTGTCGTTGTATGTGATTGTAGAAGGATAATAGTCGCCGTTCGTTACGTCTAATGGTGTATACGCGACATCGTATCCGTTTCCGAATGAATCTTCTTCTCTCGAAAGTGCCCATTCCCGAATTGATCCTGCGGTTCTTCCCAGTGCGGGAATTCTGGAATCTAAACTGCCTCCGAAAGTATATCTTTTCCCGTCTTTGTCAGTGGCGATCCAAGTACAAGGCCCGTCCCCGCAAGTTCCCTGTGGTTCATACTGCACCCAGGATTCCTTTTTACTGTGATATTTGGTTTTATTCCCGCTAATATCCACGAGCTCGCCCGACAAACCCGAAATATACGAATCTTGGCCGTTGTAATTGATTCCGTTCGATGGATTTCTGGAAATAGTCGGAATTCCATTTAAACTCCAACCATATCCTACGAGTCCGTTTCCTCCGTTTGAGTTGTACGTGAGGCTCAGCTCCGGAATCACTCCCTTTGTTCCGGGTGGAATTTCGATTTCTACGTGAGTCGATGCAGATCCGTCTGGACCCGCTTGGATTACAGGAAGTTTTTGAGGAATTCCGCCTGCGATTGCGGAAGCTACCGCGTTGAATACATTCTGGATTCCGCTTATTAAAGAAAAATTGAATACAAAAATAATCGAAAGTCCAACGAAAACAATTCCAACCAATCGTGACTTCATTTCAAATAACCTCTAGTTCAAATCTATTTCTTTATTTTCAAACAAAACAACTCCATGCAAATCTTCTCTGATTACACATAGATTTTTGTTATGTTTTTGTCACTTTTACTTAAAGTCGACAATTATAGGAAATACTTTTTAGTTTTTAGAAAACATTAAGATATATTTTGTATTTATAAATTATAATTTTCAACTAACGTTAAATAGAAGCCATGCTTTGATTTAATTTATTTTATAAAATGAAGAAAATTCAATTTAGAAATCTCTGAAATAAAATTAATATTCTATTTACAAGAAAACACATTTTAAACTTCTGGATCTAAACCTTTGGATTCCATCTAAGTGAATAAAATTTATATTCTAATTATTGCATGTATTTTGCACTTTTACCCTCCCCTATTCGCTTCCGAACTTCTTCTCAAATCAGGAGAAGCCTTTTTAATTGAAGAAATCAACGAAAGCGCGGATGTTGTACAACTTCGCTGGAAGGGAAGGTTGTATAGAATCCCAAAATCCGAGATCCAAAGAATCGATTATCAGAAAAAAGGACCTGAATCTTCCTATCAGTATTCGGAATTTCGTTTAACAGATGGAAGTTACGTTCGTGGCATCATCGTTGAAAAGAAAAAAGACAAGCTCGTCTTTCGAACAGAACTCGGATTTGTAGAAATCGAAAAATCCAAGATTCAAAATCTAAATGCAAGTTCCTTAGAATCCGAAACGGAATCTCCCGAATTACCCGATAAATATCTTTCCGGAAGATCCGGAGAAAACTTACTCTATGTAGGCGGAAGTCTTCTCTTTCAGGCAAATCATGGCAGTTGGTACAAGAACAACCCAGGAACCGCCGGTCTTGGATTTTTTATAGAAAAAGGTTTTTTAAATCATTCGCTTTGGTTTTTCGGTTTTCTTTCCGAGTATTCCGTTGCACCAGGCGTTCAAGGTTCTATCAATCTCTGGAATCAATCCATCTATTTCGGTAAACAATATGGTTCGTCAGCTCCTTACTATCTTTTTGGAGGCGGAATCACTTCTGTTCAATGGAAGAGCGACAATCGATCGTTTAACGGAACCGATTCAGAACTTTTAGGAGAAGTTGGATGGGCTTGGGAATTTGCAAACGGATCTCGTCTCAGACTGGGTGTAAGATCTCAGTGCACGATAGAATCTGGCGATTCATTTTGTAGAACCGGTTTACGTATCTCTTGGGGGTTATTGTTATGATTTTTTTCTATAATATTTTGTTTCTGATTCTCTTTTTAGGATTCTCAAACTGTTTAAACTCCCCGCTTTCGCACGTTCACGACGCACAAAACGCAAAAGTAAATCTGGCTCTTGTTTCGCAAGTAGGACCGCGTTCTGCTACGATTTTTTGGGAATGTTCCTCTTCTCTTCCGGGTTCTGTTTTGTACGGCAAAGGTGCAATCGAATCCGTTGCCACTAGTTTAAATAATTCTAATATTCACTCGATGACACTTCCTAACTTGGACTCAAACACCGATTATATCGCGTATGTTTTTTGTTCTTCCGACTTAAACAAACTTCAAGGAATTCCTCTTGCTTTTAAAACTTGGGTGAGTGATTTTCCCAATCGAACAAGAGGACTTTGGGTTGTGGGTGGAATCGGTGCGGATGCTTCTCCCGTTGCTGAAATTGATTTTTTTGATCCTGTAACTTCCACTTGGTACCCGACTGCAACTTCGATTCCCACACCCCGCGCTTTTGCAAACATAGTCTCTCACAAAAATAAAATCTATGTTATCGGCGGAATGGAAAAACAAGGAATCAATTACGTTGCCTCTAAAAAAACCGAAGTCTATGATCCTTACATCAATCAGTGGACAACTCTTGCAGATATGCCCGTCGCCAATCAAGGAGGTGTAATCGCTTCAGTCGGAGAAGAAATTTTTATCATAGCGGGAACGACAACTACAGACATGACAACCGGTACGATTTTAAATACAGTTTCTCGTTTTGCTCCTGGAATCGGACAAAATGGTCTTTGGCAAAGTTATACATCTCTCACCGCGATTTTTTCCAGAGTGGACATGTCCGGTTGTGGTCTCAATGGAAATATCTTTTTTACTGGAGGAAGATTCACAAACGACGGAACCTCTCAAGCAACTTCCGATTCTTATTCCCCTTCTATCAATTCTACTTCCGCCGCGGGAGAACCTTCCATTACAATCGCAAGGCACGGCGCCGGTTCTGCATGTGTAAAACCTTTAAATCATGATCCCTACCCTACCGATCCGGAATGGGTTGCAGTGATTGGAGGATCTACAGGAGTCAGCACTCTGCAACCGATCACTTCCATTACTACTTCCAATCGAACCGACTTTTTTCAAAACGGGACTCTTGCGTTTGCGATCGGGCCGATCCTTCCTGTTTCCGTTTATTATCCGGGAGTGCAAGCTTCGTATGAAACACGGAAACTTTTTGTATTAGGTGGAGCTTCTGCTTTGAACATACCTACAGATTCCGTTTATTCCATCGGTCTTCAAAATCCGATTGCAAGCGTGTGGACTCTGGATTCTCAAAAAATGCCTCGTGCAAGATATTCTCACAAAGTCATTCGGATCGACAGGTAATTTTATATGAAATCGATTTTACAAATTCTCATCTATTCACTCCTTTTCTTAACTCTTCTAACAAAAGGAATATTCTCAGAAGAAATCATGTCTGGAAGCCATGAGGATGGAGAAAGATTTTTAGAAGAAAAACAATATTCGCAAGCAGAACAACTCGCGGTATCTCTTCTGTCCAACAATCCATCTGATCCCAAGGCGGAATTTATTTTAACTCGTGCCTGGATCGGCCTCGGAAGAGAAGAAGTAAAGAAAGCTAATTATGAACGTGCAAAACAATTTCTGCAAAAAGCATATCTCAAATGGCCTCTCAATCAAGAATTGAAATCGGAGCTTGAGAATTTGCGGAAAATACCGAATCAGAGAAACTTTCATCAAACAACCTTTGGAAAAGCTTTAGGTTCCAATATTATCATTCTTTTAGACTCCGAGATCTATCGTTCTATTCAGGATGTTAAAGAAGAACTCAACTCGATTCTTTTACAAACACGGTCTTTCAATCAAGAAAGTGAAAAGGTATCTTCTAAAGAAAGATTTTATCAAACCGCATTGATTTGTCTTGCGGTCTTATCTATGTTGAACTTGATATTTACGATTTTTATCTGGAGAAGGAAGTGAAGAAGGTATTTTGAAACGACCTGAAATCGGTTACAAATGTTCAATTCGAGACGCCACTCTTTCACATTGGTGCGAGATTTTACGTCCTGACATATTCGGAATATACAGAGAATCTTAATTAATCTTGGCGTTAACATAAATCCCTGTGCTATAATCCAAAGGTATATTATATTTCCGTTTCCCATGCTAATTCCATTCAAAATATTCGATTTCAGAATAATCTAAGAATCGTGACCAGATCATAGGGAAGTATTGAAATGTCCTTATTGATACAACCTTCTCAACAAGGAGCATTCGTTTAGAAATTATTTTGCTAATTTTTCTCGATAATCACTACACTCGGACAGCGATAACTCTTTCGTCATTTCGCACAATCTGGAATACACTCTTCCCTCTGCTTGGTTTTTGAAAGTTGATAAAGGAAAGTTCGAAGTAATTATAGTTACTCGTCCTTGTTCGTAGCGAGCATCAATCAAGTCGTACAACTTAGAATTTGACCAATCAGTTTCCTTTTGTACCCCAAAATCGTCCAGTACAAGTATTGGAACGTTTGCAAACTCTGTTTCGATCGCTTTTTCTTTTCCGTGTATCTCTGATCCCTTTTGATAGGAGTCTCTAATCTTATCAAAGAAATCTCTGTTAATCTTAGCGTATTTGCAATTTTCCTGATAACGAAAGATCATCTCGTTTAAGATTCCACAGGCCAACAAGGTCTTTCCTGTTCCTGGATTTCCCCAGAGATATAATCCCTCATTTTGGATTTTATCATCGTTCCAATTCTTTACCAATTCACATCCCCAGTCATGGGCAATCGTGAATTGAATTCCAATACTCGAATCGTGCTCCATTTGGTCGAAAGTTCTAAATTTATATTTAGGAGGAATTCCCGACTTATTGAACAAAGTTTCGTATTTCCCGAGTTCCATTCGAGCCGCGTGACAAACGCACGGAATCATTTTACTTTGTGAAGAATCAAAGACCATCCAAGGTTGCTTTCCGTTACAGGGGCAATTTTCAGAAGTACACCCACATAGCGTTAAAACACTAGAGATTTGACCGGCCGTTTTTTCGGTTAGGTAAAACCCAACTCCACCGCACTTGGAACAATTGGCATCCCCTTCCCTTTTGGTAACAATATTTTTCAAAATCATATTATTTCCTTATCTTGCCCAAAATATTCGCAAACATTATTATTTTCATTCACTTATGAACTTCTTATTCGAGAGGGCTACCAACTTCGAACAAAAGGTGCAAAATAATTTATGAATAAATAATATACTAATTCAGAATAAATCAAGCTGCCGAATGAAAGTGTATCCTATTTTCCATAAACACGGGCGCTATCACTGATTTTGTTTTATAGTAAAAGTATTCTCTTATATGGTTTTTAAGTTTCTCTGGAATCGGGTCAAAAAATGTTATCTTCTCAAAATCATAATGGATTCTTACGCTTCTTAAAATGTCCAAGTCAGATCGTTCTAACTTTAAATTAGAATAGTCTAAAAATCCTCTTATTGCCTCGTCTCGGAATCGGATGTTATAGAAATATTCGTATTCTATTTTTGTCTCGGACATTACGTTCTGTGGCACAATAGAAACTTCAGAAAGTTTTTGGTTTTCAATTTGGGTTTCTGGTAGAAAAGATTCTTTCCTATTTTTTTCCGACTCTAAATTTGAATCGTTATTTTCTGTTACTAAAGTGTTGTTGGATTGAATTTTTACTATGAGTTTCAATTTCATTTCTTCCGCGAAATATTTCGAAATTAAATTTAAAAGTGAATCTGAAACTCCTTTCGAAAGTGTAAGGGTTTTTCCGTCTGAGTTTACTTTTAACTCATGCAATACAATTCTACTACTCTTTGTTAGTCTTTCATCTGAATAGGTTAAGAACTTTTTCCATTCATCTCCATTTTCATCAAATGTAGGGTGTACATAAGTTGGTACAGAAGTCTCTAGGGAAGTACAACAAGAGGACGACTCGTGGTACGGGGCATTTTGGTACCTCTGTCCTAGGCTTTTTTTACCCTCAGTACTACCCTTGCTGCTTTGACTAGGATTAGAGTCCGGGGCTTTTTTTGAATCATAGCGTTCTAAATTTCGATTTTTTTCCTGTACGATTGCCTTATGCAATTCGTCGCAAATTCTAAGTACTCTATATGTGCCGCGAAAAGAGACTTGAATTAAGATTCCTTCTCTTCGAAATTCTCGAATATATTTTGAAACTGTCGTTTCAGCCAAATCTACATATTCTCCAATTTCTTTATTTGTTGCCGTGCAACCTTCAAAACCTCTTGCTCTGTTGTTTATATCAAGTTGAGCGACCTTTGCCAGTAAATCCTTTTTACTTCTCAATATCCTCATTTGATCGATAGGCCCAGGGCGATATTTTCCCTGGATTTGCTGATTTGCTTCCATTGCTTTGCTCAATTTTTACCGATGCGGACATACTTCGGGCGCGCATGGTAAGTGTATTACCCTACTCTACAGTAAGAAACGGGGAGCATGGTTTAGGCGCGGAGCCTATTGATGGTCCTCGATTCGTTTTCAGACGGCAAAATGTGAGATAAGCCGCGCTTTAGTTATGTCTCCTAAAGCTATTTCAAATTCGGACTAGAATATAGTACTAAACGATAGTCAAGTAAAATTATGTCACTTTAAGTAAAAAAAGTAGGAATGCCTGCGAAGTATCTCACCCCTTCGCAGGCTTTTTCTGAAAACGAATCTCGGAAGGAGATTACGCAACGACTATAAACTATGTACTCTTTTTGGGTACTCTTTTTTGGAGAAATATTAAAAATAATTTTAACTGGAGGATAATCTGAAATGTTACGATTCAAATGGGAATATGTGTTCCCATTTGAATTACAGGAGGAGTTTTAAGTCATTTTCAAGATTAGAAATGATTTCAGTATGTTTATTATTTTCTTTTTCAATTTCCTCTTCGATAAATCTTTTAATGTAATCTGCAACAGGCTTCTTCAGGCCCTTTTTCCCTTTACTTTTCTTTTTGAATAAATGATACAGTTTCTTTGCTTTTGTATAATTATATTCAAGTGGGTTTATTTCTTTTTCAAGTCGCTTTTCTACATCTGGATCCGGTAATCCTTTTGTGGCTGCCCTGATATCACTAATCGCTTCCTGAATAGTTTTAGCATCCTTGCTGATAAATTGCTGAAATTGATAAATTCTCAAATAGTTACTTGCAGCGCGTCTATCGAAACCTAAGTAAGCTTTATTTTTTTCGATATAATCAATAAAGCCTCCGTGGCCAATGGAAATTTTGGCATTATACAATTGCTCGCCAAATTCAATTGATGCGGAAATGGTCCTTCTGTGAGCGTTAAGTAATGATTTAAAAAAATCTCTAAGTTTTTCAAGTTGGGGGTCAATTGACTTAACATCACTATTTGTTGAAGGGGTTTTTGGCTGCTCTACATCCTTATTCTTTTTTAAGGATGCCTTAACTAACTCTCTCCTACTTAATTTATTTTTTTCTGCCATTGGAAACCTCGTTAGCTAAAATTAAAAAACGATCGAATGCAGAATGTTTTTTCGGGTTTAAAAATTCACCTAAATTTGACGCTGTATGGACAGTGTTGTCATTAATATTCGCAAATTTACTAACGTTTAATCCGTTATATTCGCAAACTTCAATTAGCTCTTCTATTTTATTTTTAGGGATTCTTGAGGGAACCACGGTGAAGTTGATTTTTTTCTTTAAAGCCGCTTCTGTTTCTTTAAAAACTTTTAACATGTCATCTGTACCGTCAAAGCTCCATGCCCCATATTCAATGGGAGAAATTACGTGGTCTGCGCTATGAAGGGCGGCTAATAGGACTACGTTTACGACGTTATGGAGATCTAATAGGATAAAATCGTAATCTAATTTCCTTAGCAATTTTTCAAATCTAAATTTAAGTCTTGGATCGTCATAAAATTCCAAATCAACTTTTTTAAGTTTTTCGACGGCAGGAATAAAATCGATTCCATGTCCAGTTTTGAAAATGTAATTTTCGTAATTTTCAGCATCCATGAGCATATTGAAGGAGTTTTTGTAAATAGCCTCCTGCTCATTTAGTTTGAAATGAGAGAACATGAATTTGCTGAGGCTTCGATTGAAATCAAAGTCAATAGCCAGAACTTTGTTTCCTAGATGAGATAGGGTTTGCCCTAAGTATATAGTATTTGTGGTTTTACCCACGCCACCTTTCCCTGAACAAATTGGTATAATTTTCATCAATTAGAAAGAGTAAAAAACAAGGAAAATTGAGAAAGCGCAAAAATAAAAAACTGGAAAATTTTAAAAATATTTTTCCATTTCAAATGGGAACGCGCATTCCCATTTGAAATGGAAAAAAGTTGGGCTCGACTAAAATTGGCGATATGATGAAAGATTAAGCTTTCAATAGGTGGCGAATCCAATATTTAAACTTTTGAGTAGCTAATAAAATGGCTAAAAATTTAGAAAATTAAACAAAAGAAGCTATGAGCCAAATATATTTCAATTGAATCAAAATATTACGGAGCTGGTTTTGAGCTGACATTTAAGAAGGTGCTATAAAGTATTTTCCGGGTACTTGGCCTATTGAAGTGGGGACCAAAGGATTGAAAAGAGCGCTAATTGAATATTTTTTAAGGGACATAATACGAAATAAACAAAATTCCCCAAAAAACTCGATTTTCCGATATTTTTCACTGTGTGCTTTTCTTTCTGCGGGAGGGCGGATAGGGGAGGGGCAAAATGTAAAATAGGTGATTTGGGTTATGTTAAGAGGCAATTTTCATCTAAAACAAATAATAAAACAATTTAAAAAACCGAAGGTCTTTTTTGATTCAGTGAGGTTACGATTGAGCATCTAAAAGTTCGGCATTTCGGATTAAACAATTTCGAAATTAAATGTCGGATCTCTGAAGCCAGTCGAATATAATTAAAGGTCAAAATTATACTGAACAAAATACGATTGCTAAACTTTCAGCCCTGCCATGTCGTTTCAAAAAAGAACATATTTTTTAGTCATCATGTGGAAGCTGAATTGACACAAGAAGCCGATAGACTTTAAGACGGTTAAAACAGGGTGTTTTGTGAACGATGAAATTTTGAAGAAAGAATTAGTTTCGGTATTACGAAGAATGTTCGGAAAGATGTTGAAAGGGCAATCTCCTAAGCGAGCGGCAGAAGGAGCGGTCACTGAACAACTGGCTATTTTTCGCCGCCAGATGCAAAACGTAGAAATTCTTGAATCATCGTCTTCTTCGCTTTTGGAAGGTTCGAAGGTAAGGCCTCAAGATAAGACCAAATACCAAGGCTCTCTAGCTTCTTAATCGTTCTCAATTTTGAATTCATTTCTTCAAATTCATCGGTGATATATTTCTCACCTTCTTCTTCTTTAATCCATTCTCTTCGAACATTAAATTTCGATTCAATTATATCAAATCTGTATTCCGGAACAGGCTCTCCTTTCTTGTAAGCGAAGTACTGTCTCCTGGACGTTCCGATTTCCTTTGCAAACTGATCGTGAGTAAGATTGTTTTCTTCTTCGATACTTTCAAAGCGTTCTTTTAAGGTCATAATAAAAAGTGCAAAATCCGCAGTTTTTTAGTTTACAGAGTGCGCTAACCGCACAATATAAGACAAGTCCTTTAGCTCCGATTTTGCGGAGAAAGGAAGAAAATTATTAGAGTTACTCCATGTCTACGGATCAAGTGATTACCTTTCAGTTTTACCAGAGTACGGTTTGCGTTGATAGACGAAATCCTGTGCGAATAACCCGGAATATAGCGAGAAATATGCAATGCTTACGATAAGGCAAGCATATATTTTAACGGAGCAAATTCCGGTAAATCGTTATTATAAAGAGACGGTCATAACTCAAAAAGGAATGAAATTTCTTCTTAAAGAATTCTCGGGAACCTACTTAGGGGGCAATGACGAAGCCGAAAATCTTGAGGCCGATCGAGCAGTATAAATTTCGTGAAGTCAAAACCCAGAAAGATAAGATTGCCTATTTTGAAGTATATGATCGATATACAAATGAAGTTATGCTTCGGGACGAGTCCTTTATTTGGTGCATTGATTGGATCATGGAAGAAGAAATTTGGTATTTGAAGGATCAGGAAGTCAATGATTCTCAAAAGTAATAAAACCTATATTTTGGTATTTTGAACAGTTTGGGGGAAATACCCGAGCTGAAAAATTTCATTTCGAGGAGGGGAAGAAATGGAAGCTATCCTGATTGTTTTTTGCGGGATTCTCTTGGTCGGCGGGGTAGGGGTGGTCATTTTATTCATCCTTCCCAAACGACGAACCGATGAGGACATCCTGAAAAACTTAAATAAGATATATTTCAAAAAATAGAATTTATCACAAGGAATCAACTCTTGGAAAATTTGCTTTCTCCGAATTCTTCTTCCGCTTCGAGTGCAATCTCCCTGCCGGATTCTCCTCCTCTTGAAAAACTCCTCACTGAGTATCGTTTCTTGAAAAGTCCGTTGGAGCCATTGGTATACAAGTGTTCTCGTATATCTGGGCTTTCGGTTGAAATCGGGGAGGCCGTGCTATTCAAGGAACGAGGATATCTTTTTTACTTCACTGATTCAATGGAACGAGTCCGTGAGATATTGGGGGCTCTCTCGAATGCCTGGGATTTGAGAGCAGATTTGGGAATCCAAAGTCCGTTTTCTTGCTTTGAGATCGTTTCAGATTTGTTTCGAAACGAGAAGAGCATAAGTGTATGATTCTCTTTTCAAAAAAACAAAGGATATTTCATACCGAAGGAATTGAACGGGACTTTACGATCTCTTCGAATATATGGATCCGAGATCATCGTCTTAGCTGGAAAGCTCGTGGTCTTTTAATCTTTATTTTACAACTTCCTCCCGACTGGTCTGTAAATAGCGAGGAATTACAAACTCATGCTTCGGACAAAAGAGAAAGCACAGTTGCCGGGCTTCGGGAGCTTGAGCATTTTGGTTACGCGGAGCTAAACCGTGAAAGGGATCCACAAACCGGAAGAATCGCACAAGTCTGGTATTTTTTTGAGACTTCGAAGAAGCCGTATGTTTTGACGGCTAAAGTAAGTAACAAAAAGGCTAAATCGAAGGCCGATCTAGAGCCTGGATTATTTGACAGACCAGAAGAGCCGGAAGCGAAATTGCCAGGAACGGTTTTTCCGCTCTCGGTAGAACGGACACCGGTTTCCCCAGAAGTGGAAAACTCGGCTCCGGTAAAACGGCCCCTACTAAGTACTAAAGACAAAGTACTAATGGACCAAATCCTAAAAAACCAAAACTCAAATACTTCTAGAGAGAAGGACCTGGCAGACCAGCCGTTTAAAACCGCAAACAATCCAAATGAAAAAGCCACACCCTGGAGTTTCCCAGCTCTTTGGCTTGAATCCTTCCAAAAGGCGTACAACCAAGAACATGGAATATCGATGGGAGAGCCGGTTTCCGAACTCAAGAGCTTGCAATGGATATACGAAACTACAAACGGAGATTGGAGCCAGGTTCATTTCAAAATTCAAGTCCTAATGCAACTGAGAAGCGAGGACGGGAATTTTTGGGCAAAGCAGGCAGTGAGCCCGGAAACACTTTTTAAATTTTGGGCACGGCTATTTCCTCAAGATCGAAGAAGGCAAGTTTCAAAAGAAAGATATCCGAAAAGAAAAAATGAAACTGTGTCAAATAAGAAAGATATCCCGTCACGAAAGCCTTCCGAGTGTTTTGTCGATCAGGATAAACCGGAACCTAAAACTAGACATGAATGTTTTTTACAGTGGGCAGAAAAGAAAAATCTTCATAGTTCATTGATCAACTTCTATAAACAAAATAGGGATCCAATGACGTATGTGGACGGAAAGAAGATTATCTATGAAAAATACTTTAGAGAACACGCTCCACTCAAGTTTCGAAATTCAGAATTCGAAATAAGAAAAGACGAATTATCTTGGGGAGCTGCGAAAGAGAGTGAACCGGATTGTTTAGAAAAATCTGGGACCAGATTCGAAAGTAAAACGACACGTGTCGTTTTACACTTACCCACTCCGCCTTCAAATGAAGAATTTTCAAAATTGGGTGAGAGGGGAATAGGGATCGGCTATGAACATCCGACGGGTGTCAAATTGGTTTTAGTGAAGTAACAAGCGGAGGTAGGCTTCATGAATGGGATTTTAAAGGAAGAGTTTCATATTTACCAACACTTGCCGCCAACTACCAATACTCCCCGATTATGGGGAACGATAGGGCAGTGTTTTGAAGGACCAGAAGGAATGAAAAAAGCGATCTCGACGGCAACAGAACTACAGGGAATCGCACCTGAAGGAGTTGAGTATTCGGTCCAGCGATACGAATACGGCATCCACCGGAAAAATCGACCGAGTAAAACAAAAATCTGGCGAAACGGAATTTTAATCAATGCGTAAGAAAATGTTTTTCCAAAATGATTCAAAAAATCCAAAATGAGAGAAGGATTTCGTATAGTCTTTCTGGACCTCGAGACGACGGGGTTAAATATCTATCGGGACCGGATTGTCGAAATCGGAATGATTCATTTGATTTGGGACGGCTGGCAATTTCGGATTTCAAATCTTTTTAGTTCTCTCATAAACCCGGAAATGCCGATTCCACAGCAGGCAACAAAGCTTCACGGGATTACGGATGAAAGAGTGGCAAATGCTCCAATGCTTTCGGATATCAAAGACAAGATTAAGAGTTTTATCTCCGATCTTCCCCTTTGCGGCTACAACATCATCAAATTTGATATTCCCCTGATGAAAAACGATTTTGCTCGAATCGGAGACTTGTGTCCTCTTCCTTCCTCACTTGTAATTGATCCGTACCGGATTTTTAAAAATCGAGAGTCAGGGAGGCATGATTTAAAGTCTGCGATTCGTTTTTATTCCGGAATGGAACCGAGGACTGTTCACAGGGCAATTTCCGATTGTATTGGAACGATCCGGGTTTTCAAAGGACAGTTGTTATATTACGATGAATTTCATCTTGCACAAGATCCGTTTCAAGCCATGATCGATGCGACCGGAGTTGCCGCTTAAGGAGTCTTTTCCGATAGAGTAACGTAATTTACATTCTGATTTGCCAAAGAAGGCCAGTCAGGATGGAACAAAATTTAAGAAACCAAATTTTCATTGGAGATGCTTTAGGGCATCTTCGTACATTCCCATCGAATCATTTTCATACCGTCGTTTCCTCGCCCCCTTACTTTCGGCTTCGAGACTATGGTCATCCGGGACAGATCGGACTGGAAGGCGCTCCCGGAGAATATCTGAATCGGCTGGTTGAAGTCTTTCGAGAAATCAGACGAGTTTTGCATCCAGAAGGAACTGCCTGGGTAAACCTTGGGGATTCTTACAATTCTGGAAGCAAGAAGGAAAATGGACCGAATCAAATAAGTTCATCTATCACCCAGGGTAAAAAAGGTTCGATGAACCAGTCGTCATTTAATTTGGCGATAAGGGTTGAGGGACTCAAGAAAAAAGATTTGATAGGGATACCTTGGAGAGTCGCATTTGCTTTGCAGGAAGACGGTTGGTATCTCAGACAGGACATTATTTGGAATAAACCAAATCCAATGCCTTCGCCTGTGAAAGACAGATGTACAACAGCACACGAATACATATTTCTTCTGACTAAAAAATCCAGTTATTATTTCGATACGGATGCAATTTCAGAACCGGCAGTAAGTTTGATGCCGGGTCACAAGAGTTTTCGCCCCAAGGCTTTAGAAAATGCAAATCGGGGAACGCCCACTCGTGTTTATTGGGAGCGCCGAAATAAAAGATCGGTTTGGACCGTTAGAACAGCCCCGTCCAGAACCTCGCATACCGCGACTTTCCCTCGGGAATTAATCTCAAATTGTATCAAGGCTGGAACGAGTAGAATTGGTGTTTGTAAAATTTGCGGGAGCCAATACAAGGAAAAGTCTATCCCGTCTTGTGAACATCCATACGACCCCGTTCCACCGCGTGTTTGTGATCCATTTTTTGGATCGGGAACTACAGGAATCGTGGCGTTGGATTTAGGTTGCGAATTTACAGGGATAGAAATCGTCCCAAAATTTGCGGATGAGGCAGAAAGAAGAATCGGTCCCAGACTTTTCTAAGTTCTGTAACTCTGAGGTTTTGGAAAGAAAAATGACTTTACTAAATTTTATCCAGAACCAGAAATTTAGTCCATATGAAAATAGAATACTCAGACCCCTTTCGAATTAAACAATCTGATCTTGTAAAACATCCAAATTTGATATCCCGAGAAGTTCCCAAAGAGGAAGAAGACGCATTCAATGAGAATATCAAAAATAACGGGGTTACAGAAGCCATAATTGTCGTAAAACACCCAACAAAAAACGGAAAATATTGGCTCTTAAACGGAGACCGTCGATCAAAGGGTAACAAAAAGGCAAATCATCCGACTATTTTAGCAAAAATGGTAGTTTCGGACCTTACGGATGATGTCCGCCGGTATGTAATGTATTCGGTCAATAATTCCGGTCTTGCGATGAGCGATGAAGATACGGTAAAAGCAATCATCAAAGAATTTGGAAAGGAAAGAATACTCAAAGAGTTTCGTGGGAATATTTCACCGGAGGAAAGAAAGAAGTTAGGACCTCCTTTGTCTGAAGTTTTGACAAAAACTTTTGGTAGATCTCTAAGGACAAACCAGCGTTACCTAAAAGAAGCGAAAGCGATCCTTTCGGGAAATGAACCGACTCCGATTCAACTCAAAGATCTTGATAAGAAGAAACTTTCGACCATACACAAAATTGTGAAACAAGTTCAAAGTATTGATTCGCAAACAAAAAAACTGCAAATCGAAAAAGCTAAATTAGCAAAACAACTCCGTCCTTTTGGAGGATTAAAACACGCAATCGAACTGGATTTGGAGAATCAAAAAAAGAAAAAGAAATTAAAAATAAAAAAATAGACAGTCCTTAAATATTTTTTGTTCTTTCAGAATCCAGAATGGACCCTTTCGGGGCTGTAAAGATACGCATGGGGTGTGCAAGATCAAATCAAACCACGTTTAATTCACTCGGTGCAATCGGAGGTAAATCCTCCCATCGCACAAATTTCACTGGACCGGATTCAGTTCCATCCAAAGAACTCAGAACTCTTTCAACGAAAATCCGAAGCCTTTATCCGAAATTTATCAATAGACATCGCTATGTTCGGTTTGCAAGAGCCGATCTCCGTCAGGTATATCGAGGAAACTAATTCATATATTTGTCTCTCCGGTGAAAACCGGGTCCATGCGGTCAAACTCCTTGGATGGACGTTCATTTCTGGATATATTGTTTCACCCAAAAATGAAATCGCATATATCATTTCTCGGAATACGAAAAGACGACACTTCGGACATCAAGGACGAGTCCGAATCTATCAAGTCTATTGTCCTGAATTTTTCACAGGGAACAAAATCAAAAACAATCGTTTAGATGTAATCTCAAACGATACCGGAATTCCAATTGCTACTATAAAATCGGATTTAAAAAAGATTCGTTCGGGAAGTAGTAAAGAGGTCACACTCGAAGAACTACGAGGGCTTTGGGAAAATAAAAAAATTAGAGGCCTTCGGGTAAGTATATCCGACTTGTCGGATGGAAACTTCCTTCTCCAAGTGAACGGTAAAAACCTAAATTATGAATGGAAAGGAAAATTTAAGGACGTAATTCGGGATTCGGCCGACGCGGCCCGGTCAAAGTCATTTAACAAGAATTTTAAATTTGAGAATTCGGAGACGGCCTCGAGGATCCGGGAATTACGAAAAGATGCTCGGATGACTCAGTTTGAACTCGCGCAAGCCCTCGGATACTCTCAGTCCTATATCGCAGAATTGGAAGGCGGAAAATGGGAATGTTCCACGGCCTTGTTCGAAGACATTGCAATACTCTGCGAGGATAGAATGAAATGAATTACAAAATTTCGTGCGGAGCATCAGATCGAATTTTACAAGGAACTTTTTCGAAAGTTGATCATGAAAATAGTATCGACTGTATTGTAACTTCCCCGCCATATTTTCAGAAACGAAACTATTTGTCTGAAGATCATCCTTATTCTAATTTAGAAATTGGAAGAGAGGCCGCACCTTGGGAATATTTTTTCCACCTTGGACGAGTTTTTCGAGAGGCAAAGAAAAGACTTAAAAACTCAGCAACCATCTTCGTCAATATTGGCGACTCGTTTCAGCATGGCCGCGCTCTTCGTATTCCTTCCGGGTTTGTGGATATGATGGAAGAGGAAGGATATATCTTTGTCCAGGAAATCGTTTGGGCGAAATCGATTTCAACAGATGTGGGAAACATAGGTTCGTGTAAACCTGAATCCGTAAAAAGGAGATTTACTCAATCTCATGAATACGCTCTTATTTTTGTTTTGGATCTCGAGAAATATTATTTTGATGTTCGTTCAGTTGCGGTTCCACTCGGAGGAATGCATCACAGGGAACCAACGCTGCCCGCTATTTTAAAATCAATGGGTGCTAACGAACACGGTGAGTATGAAGGTGAGGGGTTAAAAAACTATTCAGAACACAAAGCTGAAGACCCTTCCGAAATTAAAAAACGAATCCTACAAAATAAAGCTCGTTCAAAGGATTTTACTGCAAGACGAAGATCTGTTTGGCAAATCGCAACTCCAAATTCGAAAGGAAAACATACGGCTGTAGGACCAGAAAGATTATTCGAAATCTGTGTATTGTCCGGGTGTCCGAAAGGAGGGACAGTTCTTGATCCATTTATGGGAGAGGGCACCGTGGGAGAAGTTTCGTTAAAGAATGGAAGAAAATTTATTGGAATCGATCTGGATGAAAGAAGTTGTTCGGAAACGGATGATCGATTGTCTCGTATTTCAAAGAAATTAGAACATTCTTCCCATTCAAGAAAGACCTAAATTTTATCCCTTTAATCCGTGATTATGATAAAACGAATTCTGTTATAGTTCTTCCTTAATGGTAGCTAAAAAGAAAGTTCCTGCCCGAAAGACGACGAAGGGTAGTAAAGACGGTGCTTCATCAAAACGCACGTCTGAACCTGAAAAGCTCCCGGCGAAGATAAAAGAAAAAATCAGGATAGCATATATTCAAGGTGCTACTTCGAGAGAAGAACTCTGCCGCAAATATAATATCGATTACAAAAAGCTCGATAATCTAATCCAAAGAAACGGTTGGAACGCAGATCGTGAGGAAATTGTAGGAAAAGTGAGGGAAAAAATGGAGTTTTCCCTGATTTCTAACGCTTCAACGGCTCTTGCACGTATGAATACCGAATCCACTGAACTTCTGGATTTTATCCTAAAACGAATCTATGATCCTGAGATTTCCAACGAGGATCTTGCCCATCTGATTAAATCTCGAAATACGCTCCTCAGGGAACTACTCCGATCATTGGGTTTACCTGATACTATTCGAAACGAATCCGGATCTCCGGATGAGAAAAGCCAATTCAATCTTCAAATTATCACCGGCGTAGGAGAACTTCCCGGTTCTATTGAGAAGATCATTGGCGGGAAAACGATTAGTGTCGGCAAGGAAGAAACTTCTAAAGATAGATCCAAAAAAAGCCAAGACGGAGACGATTCACAGAAGTAAGTATTTTTCAGAAAAACAGTCTCTTGCCCTAGACGAAGATTGGGCAAATCATTCCATCCAAGAAATCTGTTACGACGGCGGGGCTCGTAGTGGGAAAACCTACCTAATTATCAAGGCGATCATTTCTCGCGCTTGGATCTCCGCCGGATCAAGACACTTAATAGCCAGATACAGACTCAATCATCTTAGGATGAGTGTTTGGAGACAGACCCTTCTTCCGTGTTTGAAGGAGATGGGATTTGTAAAGGATAGAGATTATACGATCAATGAAAGCGACCATGTAATCACATTTACAAACGGAGCTGAAATCTATGGAGCGGGACTCGATGATTCCGATCGTGTCGAGAAGATCATGGGAACTGAGTTCAATACCATATTTTTGAACGAAGCGACTCAGATATCTTATGGCACATTTCAAAAAATCAAAACCAGACTTTCCTATGTAAGAGAAGAGCTAACGAACAAACTGATCGTAGATTGTAATCCGAGAAACCGGTTTCACTGGATATACAAGTATTTTGTATTAAAACAAGATCCCGAAACGGGAGAAGTTCTTTCCTCCCGAAGACTCAGCAGAATGGCGCGTCGTCATTGGACGCCACTAGACAATCCTTTTATCACAGACGAATATAAACAAATGCTCTCGGAGCTTACCGGAGTCGAAAGAGACCGGTTGTATCTGGGGTTATGGATAGACGTTGAAGGTCTTGTCTATCCTATGTTTGAGTCTGCAATTGTCGAGCCATTCAAGATTCCGGATCACTGGGACTGCGCCGGAACCGTGGATTTTGGTTATACAAATCCATTTGTATTCCTTTGGTTATTTTTCGACAAAGCAAACGAAACCTGGTATTTGGCGGATGAACATTATCTCACGGAACAGACAGTTCGTAAGCACTGCGAACTAATAGGAGATAGAAGGAAACCGAATCTTTGGATCGTTGCCGATCACGACGCGGAAGACCGCGCGACGATGGCGGAATGTGGATATGTAACATTCGCCGCAGATAAAGACATTTCAACCGGGATCCAGGCTCTCATAAAATTATTAGAGTCAGAACACGGGGTAAAACTAAGAATTTTTAGAACTTGTGTTCATACGATCGAAGAATTATCAATTTATTCCTGGGAACCCCAAAAAGACGGTAGGAATGCAAAAGAGATTCCGATCAAAAATCACGATCACGCGATGGACGCCTTGCGCTATTGGGCTTTAAAAATTATCGGAAGAAAAAGAGATATAATAACAAGATCATACTCTACTGTAAAAAATGAGGTAGAAAGTAGACCCAAAACCGTATCCGATATAAGAAATAAACGTTTAGAGAGATTTGGGATAGATCCAAATAAATTTTCGAAAAGATAGAAATTTAAGATTTTTTTAGTGCAAGAAAAAAGTACTCGCCAATTGTATTTGTCGCGACCGTCCTGCAAATATGAATCCAAGCGAAATCAATCTATTTCCGAAATACAAGGCCCACCTGCGTATATTGGAAATTTGTCTGGCAAGATCAGGGAGTGAATTGCCGCGCAATTCCTTGGATGAATTAAAAAGAAACAAAAAGACTGCCGAATTAGTTCTTTGGTGGTCGATATTTATCTCTCATTTACGAAATTTTCTTGAAACTGAAAAAACGGAGTCTGTCAAGTCTTGGCTTTATTTTACTTCGTTTCTATCGGGGGCATTCCTTGGATTAATTCCAAGACTGGACCTAAATGGGCCATCATTCTATTTTATAGGAATTTCAGAGGTTTTGCTTATCTGCGCAACCTTGATTCTTTATTTTTATGAACTGGATAGGATACAATTTAAACTCAATTTTAGTAGATTAGAAAAGGAAATCGCACATTTAGGATTTAGATTACACCCTGAAAGTTATTCAATTAAAGAATATGAAAAGATAATCTTAGAACTTTTCTTTGGAGCGGATCCAATTCGTATGATTTCTCGTTCATTGGAATACGCAAGTATGATCCAATTATACGGATGGGAATCGCTTCACAAGGTTTCTTTTATTAAAAGAATTGTTTTAAAAACACCGGAAATACCAGAAGTTGACAAACGCTTTGAATAACGAACAAAAGCCATGAGTCCTCATATTATAAATAAGAATGTTAAGGCGAAATAGGTAAATGCCGTAAACTTCTAAAATAGTTATCTAAAAACACTTCAAAATTATAATACCTTTGGTTTTTGCTAAAGTCATAGTTTCCTCATTCCTTACATTAAATCTGAAATTTGTTTTCTTTATGAAATAAATAGTGGACACTGTGCAAATGAAGTACAAACGTTTTAAGGGAAATGGATTCACATTTTATACTATGGAGGATTAAAAATCATTAAGCCTATTATAAGTGTTGAATTTGTTAAAAAACATATAGGAAAGGATATGATTTTTGACGACTATGACTTTAGCAAACGAGCGCAGATTATAGCTGGATTGATCAAAGATATAGAAGATCGGAAAGCGGAGTTTGCGACCCTATCCAGAGAAAAGAAAAAGGACTTAATAGAAGATATTTCCGAGCTATTAAATAGGAACGTTGTCTTCAAAGTCGGAGATAAAGTAAGACTTATCGAGTCTTTGCGAGGAGGATATGAATATCCAGAGGAGGGTCAATATGGAATCATCCAGGAGATTTATCGTAAACCAAAAAAGAATTCTACAGGTCCATTTGGCGGAATGTTTCTTGAAACAGATTCAGGAGTCATTCTCGTTTTGTCAAGTATCGGAACGCTTTTAGAATTTCCCGTAGATTTAAGGCGGTTTGAAATTGCGAATCGAATAACAGCATTAGAGCTTTTTCGTAGAAAGATTCTCAAGGGAATTCTGAAAATGACCGGTTGAAAAGACTTTCTCATATCGATTAAAACAAACGGGTTTTAAGATCTTTTGACTCAAAGCCCTTTTACAAACCAACAACAAAACGTATGTCCTTTGCATTGCGTATCGTTCTTAGCATTTAAAGATCAAACCGAATTTTCTTTCGGTCATGTCTCCGAATTAATTACAGATCCTTAATTAAACTTTAACCCCAATAGATTCCTTTCCCGATAAAACCGGATGCGTTTTACAATCGGGAAAACTTCAAAAAAAGGAATCAATCCAATGTCTAATAATGAAACAATCCAGAATGAATCTGTCCCCAATGATACCGAATTAGTAGAATCCGAAAACACTTCTGCTATTAGCGAAGAATCCTCTTTGCAAACCCCGCATCCCTTACCTCCCGCTTCTGAAGATATAGAACGAAACGATTTAAAAGAGATGGAGTCCGTACAGGATGAAGATGTGATTTTAGCAAACCTCGTTCTGGAGCTTGATCCAGAAGATCGGCAAAATTTATTCGATAGTCTCAATTCCTCGGTGGTAAACAATCAATCCCGAGACACTGTTCTCCATATTCTATTCTGGAAGGGATTTAGATTACTTAGAATCGCGGGTCTTGTTTCCGGTACTGAAGACTCAGATACTGATTTTGCGGAAAAGATCGGAAAGTTGTCCTCCCAGGATAAACAGGTTTTATATGATAGTGTCTGTTCGTCCCTCGACAATCAAAGAGGAAAGGATACTGTGCTTCACGTTCTGTTTTGGAAAGCGTGTAAATTACTCAGAGAAGCGGGTATTGAGTAAAAATTTAATCCTCTCTTAATTTTAGAGAGGGTTTTTACTATATGAATAGAGAATCCCCTCTTTCAGAATATAGGGTCTTGCGGGAACTTACTTACGCTTGGCTCTTCTATTTTATCTCCTTACAACACGCCTTACTTGGAGATCCAAAGAAGGGAATCCATTTCGACATTCAAAAATCTCTCTGGTCCGATGCAATGGGAGTCTTACGGAGAAAGTTTTTCGGTGAACTCCTTGTTCGTCCTACATTTTTCCCGAGAACAATCAACGTAACAGCTAATCCATCTCAAGATTATTCCAAACTTCCCAAGCAAACAGGAAAAATCTTTTTCCCAAAAGGAGTCATTTCTCGGGATGAGTTAGAAGAAGCCGATCAAGGCATTTTTGATTTTTTAGCCCAAGACTGGAACCGAATCTACAAAGAAGAAAGAAACAAAGCAACGATTCTCGGATACATCGCTCAGTATATGATCGGAGAGGGAGAAGATCCAGACAAACTAAAAAAAATGACAATTCCAGAGTTTTCTGAACGTGCTACGACGTACAACCTACCAGAACTAGGAGATATCGATGTTCTCATGGAGGAAACAGGATTAACGAGAGAACAAACCTATTCTCTAATTTATGGACAAGCAAAAGGGGCTGAATGGCTAGCCGTATATGACAAGAACGGTGAAAGATCGGGTCGAGCGTATGAATTAATCACAAAAATGTATAGGCGTCAAATCGCGGAGGCACTCGCTCGAAACGCTACTGAGGAAGAGATTCGTACACTTATGATTTCACCCGATGATTCGGAGGTTCAAGAAGCACTAGGTTTATTCGAGGATGGAATTTCGGATACTGTAAGATCACGTCGGGAAAGAGTGTATGAAAAATTAGTCACGAATCACCTAAATCGGGACATGACTCGTTTTGCATATACAGAGGCCTCAATCAATTTTAATAACGGTAAACTTCTCATGCTCGCAAATGAGAGACAAGATGTTCAGTACGTTCAATTTGGCGGCGGTGCGTATTAGTGTCTGACTTGAATTCGAATCCGATCGTTTGTTCAAAGTGTAAAGAGTTTCTCGGACAAATTGCGCGAGTATTTCCGTCTTTAGAAAGTCTTCAAGACGAAAAATACATGAAGTCCCTTGGACTGAAATATTTGGGAGGGGATCAGTTCTCCGGCGATCCGATTACTTCAATCGCTGTCTGGCCTGGAAAAAGTAACGCCTTACTTCACTTAGAAGACTATCAGTTTTGCTGTCCTATGCACCCAAATTGTTCCCATGAATATATATTAGTGAGTGTCGACGAAATCGATGATATAGACATGAGTGAAATCGACGAAATATTCAGACAAGGGAAAATCAGAGACGCAAAAGAACGAATGCGAACCGACGACCGATACGAGGAAAACGTAGAGGCCAATGAAGAAAGAATCAGGCTTGAAAGAAATTTTGGACCGATACGAAAGAGTGATCTATATTCAATCGGGGTCTGGGAGGAACCGACGTGTTGTCACGAACCTGAATCGGATTTGTGGCTCGCTGAATATATCGATTGGAAACTTACAAACACACTTTAACCGGAAAAATACGAAAATATATCCCTTGGAATCGTGACTCTAATCGCGGAGGTTACGGATTTATCACAGGAAATGACGGAATAGAATATTTCTTTAACGCAAAGTATTCTCTTTTAAGTGAATCTGAAATCAAAGAAGGCACAGAAGTCGTATTCTCACTTCGCAAAGGTTTCGATAAAAAGCGCGAAGAATTTGTCCTGCAAGCTACGAAAGTTTCCAAGGCATGAGGAAATCAGGACAAGGTGGAGTAACACCTTTTTCAATCACAACCAAACCAAATATTCTTACTCCCCTCACGAATGAAGACCTTTTAGAGAGAAGGGGGGAGTCCGCACTTTGGTACAGGCTTTCCTCTTGTCCTTGTCCGGCGGAGGAAAGGTTACCGGATTGTAAGTTTTGCTTTGAAGGTCTTATTCGAACATTCCAAGAAGACCTACTCATTCAGGAAGAAACCGCTTGGAAAATCGTCGGGAATAAGGTATTCACACGCTACGCACCGATTACAAAAATTGAAAGCGCGATTTTAATATCGAGAGAAACTCAAAAAGAACTCACAATCAAACGTATCCACGAAGAATTCTTCGAAGTCGAAGAGCCACTGAAGTATTGGAATTCAGTACTTCTCAAATATAAAGTTTCACTCGTTGAAGAAATGTATGTGGAAGCGGAAGGAAAAAATGAATACGTTCTTTTCCCAAAAATTCCATTTGGCGCAATCATCGGTGTCGTTGAGGTTTTTAAAGTCCCTGATTCTGAAACCGAAGACCCCATTTCTGTAGAATACAGTGGATACACTTTAAGCTCAGTTATTTTCCCGAAAAGAGTCAATGGTAAATACAGACTCAAAGTCCTTTTCTACAATCCGGTAAAGATAGGATACAAAACGTATCGAGTGGATCCGGATTCGAGGAAAATCTTTGATCGAAGTCAGATCACTTTTCAGGACGGGGAACTGATGGGAGTTATGGGAGGGGGTTACAAAATGGGGGAAGGTGATATCATCACACTTCTTGTTTCTACTCTCAGACATTCCGAGTTTATCGCCTATCAAAACAAGATCTTTGATATAGTTTCCTATTCTCCCATTGCCTCAATCGATCGAATCATTTCTAAAGGAAGAAATGGCTTCGTAACTCACAAGGAAGGAACCGATTTTTTAATCTTTGGGGATTCAAGAATCCAGTGGTTGTCCGATAAGCCGAGAACGGGCTACACTATTATTTACGATTATCATCCAACATTTCGAGTCACAGGCTTTATCGAAGGTGGAAGTGGAGAGGATCGGGACAAACCCAAACTTTTCGAAATGAAGCCTCTGGCAAACTTTAACGGAAGACAGTAATCGGATTTTAGGATGAAGCAAGGAATAAACATGGAATCTAAAAATCGTATCTTACGCTGGCTTTTAACTTTTTTCAAAACGAATCTTGTATCTAGAAAAATAAGTGAGTTTCTATTCTATTTAGAAAGAACTGACCTCTACAAAATTCTTTCATACCGTGTGTCTGTTCTACTCCAAACCCTAAGACTTCACCTTATCCTTGTGAAATATTTAGCCGGTATGCTTTCTCTCGCTTGGTTTACCTGGTGGAATAAAGTTAAGTTTAGAACAGAGCCAGTCGGACAAATCATCGTTTTACACTACAATTCGGAAACTCACAAGCCAGAAGACTTTGTATCCAATCTGGAACGAAAGGTAGCAATCCCTTTTAAAACTTTGCACGGATACATTCCTGTTATTCTGATTTTACCCTTTGGCGCAACGATTCAAGCCGGGAGCTGGAACGGATTTGTGAGATCACTCGACCGGGACCAAAGAAGAGAAAATCAAGAAGCACTCTATAAATACCGAGAAAATTCAATCCTTTAAGGGAGTTCGTTAGGACGAGATATTTTTAGAAATGGAGATTCTTACAAAAGAAGACATCACTCCTGAAATTGCAGAGACGATTTTAGACAAGATTCATTTGTCCATGACAAAAAAAAATCCTCTCTGGCAAGAATGGGTGATGGGAGAAGAAGAACCTTGGTATGAAGGGGAAATCAATTCCTTGTCTCGCAATGGGTTAATAACCGTTCTCAGGTCTTCCGAAAAAGAACTTTCCCAAGATGGAATGATCGCTCTTTCAAAAGAGCTTAAATCTCTTGGGGCTTCGTTTCTTGCGAACTACTTAAAAAACCGGGCTGAAATTGTCGAAGTTTCAGATCCTAACGATTCTAAACAAGAAGGAGCGGACGAGACTCAAAAATCAAGTCTCGAAATACAATCCTCTAACGTTCTAAAAGCAGAGCCAACTCCAGCACAAAAGAAAGCAGGTAACTACAAGAAAAGTCATGTACGAATCCAAGGCATCGATATTTCGATCGAGAATCGAAAAGGTTCCTACAGGTCTGGGGTTGATGAAAACGGTAAACCTTGGAGAAACCAAATCAAGTTTGATTACGGGTATATAAAAAGAACACAAGGAGCCGACGTGGATCACATTGATGTTTTCATCGGTCCGGATCCTGATTCACAAATTGTCTTTGTTGTGAATCAAAAAAACAAGGACGGATCTTTCGACGAACATAAAGTAATGCTTGGGTTTCACGACGAGAAATCCGCTAAACAAGGGTATCTTGTAAACTACAAGAAGGGTTGGTCAGGCCTTGGTTCGATTATTCTTTTGACCATTCCTCAATTTAAGGAGTGGCTTTCTTCAAAGACTACCAAAAAGGAATTAAAAAGTCCAAAACTTGAGTTTTTAAAATCGAAACTTTCGGAATTTCGAAACTCGAATATTGACCTTTCGAGGCTTTCCGAAAAAGCAAATCGGTTGCGGTCTGTTTTAGTTGGCGGATCTATTTCGGAAGAAAAGGATCTTCACGTTATTCAGAAATCAGGGAATGCGGCCGCTCTCATACCTAAACAAATAGTAGTTCATGGAAAACATGGAAACTACGTTTCAACAAGACTTGTAAAACCGGAAGGACAATCGGGAAACCACTTCAGTCTTAAACAAGAGTCGGCGGTAAGAATCCGTCCAAAGAAATATTCAGATCGCCCAGTTTACAAGCTCTCTCCGGAAGACAAAGATCACGGAAAATTAATCGATCATATAAAGAAAACACTTCTAAATCAAGGATTAGATTCAAGAGCAAAGGAGTTTGTAGATCTTGCCTATATTTCAGATACGCGCCAAGATATTTTAGACATCGCTTCCGATTATGTAAATCTCCGAGGGGAGTTAAAGGAATCCAGTTTATCTGATAGTGAAAGCGACTTGTTTAAATCCATGCTTCTTGCAGTTCATGAACCTCTTGAACAACTGACTTTAATTTTAAAAGGAAAGCGAGGTCGTCCCCCTGCTCAGATAGGAACGAAGAAAGATTGGAAGGATGGTTCGACAAGGATAAAAACCGCCGATGGTTGGAAGCCTGTCAAAAAAGAAAGACAGGTAAAAGAAGGAGAATCTACACCTAAAGAAAGACGGTTAAGGATTATTAAACCTCAAGAAAGTAAAAGGTCTGCGACAAGTAATTCTCTTCCGACAAAGCTCCCCTTCAATCAAATCCGAACGATTGAACAATATACTGCGAAAAAAGATTTCGATCGAAATCAAATCAATTCCCTAAAACAAAAAATCAAGGATGGCGGTTACGATCCTGGATTTCCGATTATCGTCGATAAACAGGAAGAAAAATGGACAGTCGTTGCAGGTCACCACAGATACGAAGCCGTAAAGGAATTAATCGAGGAAGGACATCTTCCTTCCAATTTCGAAATACCGGTTGTTCCTAAAGAATTTGCTACTAGTAACGACCGCCTTGCTTCTCAGCTTTCAGAAAACCAAAGAAGAAACGTGTTACCTACCGATGAAGCGAAAGCGTATGGGAAGATGGTAGAAGATGGATGGGAGGCTAAGAAAATTTCTGAAAAATTAGGGATTTCGATCGGAGAAGTGAACAAGCGGTTAGCGTTGAATAACCTAACTCCGGATCTTTTTACACTCGTTCACAAAAAAGACAAATCGCTTCCGTTGGGAGTTGCGGAAGTCATCGGACTTTTTGCAAAAGACATAAATGACAAGCCGAATGCAACGATGCAGATTCGTGCTTACAAATGGTATGTTGCAAACAGATCGAAATACCCAGGTCGTGGGCCGTCTGTCGTTCAAAACTATTTGAAAGAATTACAGTCTGGCCAGTTTGATCATTTTGATTTCGATTCCGTCGCAACGAATGTTCAACGGGAAGCACTTCGAACGGTGTCTATGGAAACAGCGGCTACAAACCGTAAGATGCTCGAAGTCATGATGGATTCTTTATCCAAAACCTATCAGCGCGTTCTTGGTGACAACGTAACGTCTTTGTCCTCTCAAACAGTTAAAGAACTTGCGGCTTCCATTGCTGTTTCGGCTGATAAAGGGGTCGGATCATCGTCTGTCATTGGAAGGCTTAACGTAATTATTCAAGATTTATCTATTATCAAAGATTCTTTGCAAATGAAACTCAAAGAGATCGAAGACGATTCGAGCATGCCGATGATGTTTGCTAAATCTTTCATGCTGGATATTGACGAGACGATTTTTAAAGCAAACCAAGTTAAGGAAGAATACTTCTTAGCAGTTCAAAAGTAAATTCTGAGGATACAAATTTGGGGAATCAAGAACCTTTTAGACACCATCCTGACGTTCTTCAGTTTCGAGCTTTGCTGACGGAAGGACTTTTTTTTCACGCCTTGTCTCAACGAGCATTTGATGAGATTATGACTGCAATCGACAAAACGTATGTCGATCGGGACAGACTGTTGCGGTTCTTGCAAAAAAGAGAAATGATCGGTGATTTCGAGCGGGATATCCAGTTCGGGGAACTGGATTAATAATTTACCAGGGGTCTTCCAGAATGAATTGATTAAGGCCGTGTTTCTCTTGTTCATAAGGATCAAACCCTGAATCCGAACTTTCAACAAAGAATTCATCTTCAGATTTTCGTTTAGCCCATTCAGACAGTTTGTCTAAAACCTCTAAATTTCGCTCAGTATAAGAATTGTCCGGACCTGCTCCACAGGCTTTACTATATTTTACAAATGCAAGAAAAACATCCCGAGGTAAACCTCTCTCTAAATTGCATAAATCATCTTTATATCCTTTTGGATCTTCTAAAAACCAAGGCAAAAGATTATATCTTCGATCGATGTAAAATCGAGTTTGGCTTTTGAGTGCATAAACTGACGAATCCGTTCCCACCTAAATATCCTTATTTATTTGATAAAAAAGTATGGAATACCGGAAGGCAAGGCGACCCAAATTTCTCTGAGTAGATTGTATTCTATGAGACCCGCGGCAAGTCCTAAGCACAGAAGCTCATCTACGTTTTTGTGCTGACCCCAAAGAATTCCCTTCTCGGTTTTACAAGCATTGAGAAAGGACCACCCGCGACTTTCACTACTTGCTTCCGATTTGCGGAAGTTGGTCTAAAAGTTCCTTGATTTGGGTCTTGTTGGTTCGGAGACGTTCGGGATGGAATCCGATCGTAATTGCCACCCCTTCGGCTTTAACAAAGTTCGTCGTGTCTTCACCTTCTAAGAAAAGACATTTTAGAAAAAGGTTACTTACGTTTTCAGACGTGAGTTTCAATTCATCTGGCATTTTTCTTGAATCCAAAGACACACAAGTAAATGACAAGAGCTAAAATCGCACAACCTACCCAAACTGCAACGGTCCAGATGACCGTATACATCAGGATCAATAGAATCAGATTTGTTTCCATTCTTTTCTTCCGGGGGAATCAATTGAAGTTTTTGAGTAAATGAACAAAACAAAAACTAAGCCAAGAAGACCGGCGTTTAGAGTCAAAGACGATCCTTCTCTGATTCCTTTTTCAAAAGAAAGAGTGAAGAGAGGAAATCCGTTAAACCAATGCGACCAGTGGTTACGAATTGCAAGTCGCCATCTTTCTTTATCAATCAGGGTTTTAGATGAAAATCGAGTAGCCCTAATTCTCCATAGAAAGAGATTTACTTGAGACCAAATTCTTGAATACATACAATTAATCTTTAACCTGAGAGTTGACTTTCCAAAGCCTTCGCTTTTGATAACAGGTCGGAAACAATGGCGGCCACACTATCGACTACTTTTGGAATATCCGATTCAACGCTGAACTTCCCGTACGCATATTGAGTGAGTTGGTGAAAGATCAAATCCTTACCACTTTCAGGATAGATTTTTTCCATTTCCTTCGCTTTCACGGCCAATGCCTTAACTAAAATATCTGCGTCGTTTGCCGCCTCGCTTGCCGTTTTTCCTTTATTAATACCTAAGCCAGTGAGTTGACTTAATTGTTGAAAAATTAATTGTTGGTTCATACTGCTTCCTCCGCAACATCCAGACATATATTCGTTACCACTTGCCTATAGGGCAAGATTCTCGTTTTAATTTCGTTTTCAGCCTTACAAAGCAGTGACAAACAGAACATTGCTCTGAAAGAAATCCCTTTAACAATAAGGGACACGTAAGACACGTTCCCATCCTTTTTTCTGAAAAATCATTATTTTTCTTTTCATCCATGATTGACTAACTCCAGAGTCTTCCGTGAACGGTATATTGAGATACTAAAGTCCAATTGAAGAATTCGTACTTATAAACTTTATAACGAGTAAACCAATTGGAGACATGACAAGTATTGCATGTGTTGATACAGCACGTACTCGTGCAACACGGTGTAAAAACTGTTCCGCCGACCCAGCAGAGACCAATTGCGTTGCTTTGAGAATATCCCGCCGGACAGTGAGGGCAATCAAACCATGGTCCAAGGTTATGACAGCTAGTGTTTCCTCCGCATTGACCGCAATCGGTAACGTTTCCACCCTGATCGATATGTGCGTCTACTACGTGCCAAACGTCCCCGATAGAATACGAACCTTTTGGAAATACATCGTAACGACCCGATCCTAAATTCCCCACCCAATGACCACCAGCTCCAGAAACGGGAGACGAAGGTCCACTCGGTGGGGTTATGCGAAAGGGAACCAGGTACCTCCGCTATCTTTACTCCAATAAGCAAAGTTTCCTTGCGTTCTTACTTGAAATTTCGCATTATCATAGCCGGGTGAAACGGTAGTTCTTATAAAATTTTTCGATTCAACATGTTGAAAAAGCCAATTGATCGCATCGGCAATTGAAGTGCGATCACCGATTCCAGGATCTAACTGGACTTCCACTCCGATTAAGCCCGGATCATATACGGGTAAAATCCGATTGAGATTTGTAATGGGTCCACCGATCGTATTTTTCTTATAGGAAAGTAACCCGATTCTGCCTATGGTCGGGTTTGGAATCCCCGGAGTATTTACCCATTGTTCAAAAAGACTTGTCCTGTATGTTTTACGAGTTGGCCTTACTTGGGGTTGGAATCTTTGAGTGGTTGTATTCCAAAGAGGAACCGCCGATGAATCGGTAAGAGTTTCTTCGAGTTCGATTTCATAGATTCCTTCTAAAGAACCGGAGTGAGGAGAAAGAGTTACAGGTGGAAAGATATAAACTGCGTGAGGTCGAATATAAAGACCTGCACCTACTTTAATTGTTTGGCTATCAAGTGTAGAAACTGAAAAACCAATTGCAGTATCCGTGCTTCTTCCGATAGTCGCAAGTATCGCGGTTAGGACTGCGGGAATTGCAGAATGTTCGGATTCTGCTCCCGACAGTCGATTGAAATCGGTTGCGGTAACTTTTTGAAGTAAACTTTGATAATATACTTTTACTTCGTTATTTGTTAAAGGCACCTTTAATTCGTTAGCCATCTGTTTCCCCTGCAAATGCGGCGACGCCGGCCGCAAGAATTCGATTGAGTTCGGTGAGTTGTAAGTCGGATAACTTGTCTAAGTCGTTTGTGAGAACGTAAGTCGCCCCTCTGTCCGGAGTGATGACACTTGAAACTGCTTTGGTATCTGGTCCTGGAAGAATGAGGCCGAGGTCGGTCGCGGATACATCGGTTGCAAAACCTAGCTCGTCGCAACGTAGAACTGCGAAATTTGGTTTTGGAAATATCTCTCCAATTTTTGGAATCGTTGGCTCGTTCGAAAGAACGTAGCCGATGATATAACCGACAAATTCCGAATCTGACATTCCGGAAGGTCGTTGTATTCCGAGTAACTCAGACCATTTTTCTAAGAAGTGTTGTTCGGCACCCGAGAGAACCGCACTCTTGACCGCAAGATCTTGATATCTTAAATGCCACTCTACGGAGTTGTAAATCGCACCGACATTGATATCGTTTATATTCGAAACAGGTGTTAGTTCAGGACGAGAAGGATCTCCAAACAATTCTTTGAATACGGGATCGGTCTCATTGAACTGAGGGAGTCCATCCAGTAATTTATTTTCATGTGGCATATTAAGACGGCTCCACACGAGTTACGGATCCTGAAATGATTCCTCCGGAAGTTCCGCCGGTTCTTGGAAGATCCACAGAGGGAACTGAAATATCACTTGGAGGTGGGAGAGGGGATGGTATCGGATCGGATGCGAGTTTTCCATAAAACTCGGTGATGTTTACTTTGTAAAAATCAGGATGAGCTTTGAGAATCGTTCCCTCGATTTGTTTTAACAAAACATCGAAGCCAACGGGTAAGGTGTTTAAATAAAGTGTGAGCTGGTTTTGTGCGATATCTAAGGCTTGTTCGTTTGAAAGTTGAGATCCGTTTTGAATTTGAAGTTCAAACTTAACTGTAATTCCAAGAACAGGAATTCTAAAAACTGCAACAAATGTTCCGGCAGCCGCAAAGCCCGGAAAGTTCTCTGGATCTGACAAATCTCCTTCAATCGTTTTCTGGACAAAATCCAGAAGACTTTGAGGAGGATTAGAAGTTCCGTCGGAGATATAAAGATTGATCCAACCAATTTCAAACGCTCCGGAGTACGGATTTACGTTCGTCGTAAGTTGAATTCCAGCCACTCCAGGAATCGAGGTCGCTGCTGTATAGATTCCAAGAGGAGTGGAACGACCCAGTGAAACGATAAAATTGCGAAAACGACGGAGTCTATTTTCTTCGCTTTCAATATTGGTTCCACCCGCGAAATCACTTGGATTCCAGATCCTCGTATTCGGTGGAACTTGTACATTTACAGAACCAAGTCCCTCTTGTGTATCAATGGAAAGCCGGGTAATGTTATAATCTTTCCCTGGGTTCTTAGCTCTGATTTCGATTTCAACGGAGGTTTCACCAACTGGAATCGTAATGGGTGCGATAGATTCGTATATAAGACCGAAGAGGTCGAGTGTGAAGATTCCAATGTTTACGGGTGTTGTGTGGCCTGAGTGATCGATTCGAAGAATTCCGATCGCCTTTAAACCTGGCAACCTCGTAAAACCGAATGCGTTATATACTCCTTCCCTGATCGAATAATCAAATCCGTTCAGAGTTCTTACGTCACCCTCTGCGAGAACTGAGGCAATGGTCGCAATCCAAGTTGAGATCCTGGATCCAGGACTGAAGTTTGATAACCGAGAGCCACTAGCGAGTAGGCTATTTTGTTGCGCTGTCTTGTATTCGAGTGCCGTTTTTGGAATGTAAGGTGCGGGAGCTCCCATTCCTGAAAACGTAATTCGATTTCAAAAATCGGACATCCGATAGGGTGAAAAAATTTATTCTTCCAAGCTATGGGAGTTCTCGATTCGGTTTCTGGGTTCGGTGGGAGTGTAGTAGATGGTGCGAAGTCTGCTTTTAATTCTGTAACAGGCGGTGCATTTACCGGAAGTTTAGCACCGACTTACCAACCGCAGAACGTTTTCTCTCTTTCATTTTATGAAAAACAAAACAACGGTTCCTATAATCTCACGGATGGGAATGTCGTTTCGAATGAATATTTTTTTGTAAATGGTCCGCTCCAATATACGGAGAATTTTAAATATCGCGTTGGAATTGAAAAAACTTTCGGAGGAGTCGTGGTCGTTGACTATGGACCGGACAACCATGAAATTAAATTGGAAGGCGAATTCCACATTTACCATCTGGGACTTCCTGCAAAACCCAGGTCTGCAATTCCGGGAGATACAGGTGCGGGTTTTATTCAGTCTGCATTCTCCGCCGCTAAAAGTATCGTTTCGAATTCTGTAAGTAGCTATTATGATAAAATCAGAAGCAGTTATCTAAGCCTCGGAGGAGGGGACTTTCGATCGGGATTGCAAGAATTCCAGGATTTTATGTTCATTCTGCACTATTCTAGAAGTCTTGACCCGGTACAATATACGTCGAACGATCCTCAAGGGTCAAAGATTGCAAAACTCTTTAGAGAAAGACGCCTTACTTGGAAAAGTCACGCGATGGTTTTTCGAGACTATGACAGAAACCGAACCGTTGAGGTCGTCGTTCCTTCCAGTGGTTTTACGATCACTCGTTCCGTCTCCGATACAAACACGTATAAATATTCTTTGAATCTGGTTGTTGTACGTGAACTTGATTCTTCAATTACGAGTCAGCTCATCCGGAGTAACTTCAATCCGTTTCGAACCATTTCAGGACTCATGAACGAGTTAGAAAATATCGTAAATCTTCCTTTGCAGTTATCGGGTGCGCTTCTTGGAGTCGCGCGAGGTGTTCAAGTTTTTGCAAGTTCTTCCAAAAGACTCCTTTCTTCCTGGGATCGGATGAAAGATCAATTTAACGTACAAGGAAAATTAGCACGTAAAACTTTTGAAAGTGCCAAAGCTGATCTTGGGATCAAATCAAAAAAACGCGGATTTAATGCGGAGGAAATTTCACAAAGAATTGACGACGCATACAGGAAGTCACGCTCGAACGAAGCAGATTTCAGACAAAGTTTAGAAAAAGCGTCTACGGATTGTAGTGCTTTGATTTCTCTCGTCGCTCAATTTACGATTCCGGTTCAGACTGGAGGGTCGTATGAATCAATGTCTCTGCAACCAAACGCGGACTTGAGTGCTTGGATTGATAACGACGTTTACCAGTTTGCGCTGACGGCAAATCAGATTCTTTTAGAAACACAAAGCGCAATCAATCAGGCGGCCGTAGACAATGAATTTTCCATTCATTATGTTTCATCGGGTGATACTTGGGAACAGGTCGCTGAAAAAAAATTAGGAGATGCGACTTTAGGACAAGCTCTCGCGCTTTATAACGGGCAACATGAAACTACCATTCTTGCAAGGCGTGCGATTAAAATCCCCTTTGGGACAAAGACAAATGTGTTTACGGTCTTGCCGGACAATCCAACGCCTAAAGATTTAGAAATCGCACTTCTTGGATGCGATATAAAACTCACTGAAAACCGAGGGATTGATGTTTCGCCGACGGGTGATTTGGCAATTGTGGAAGGTGATGAGGCTCTCGTGAATGAGAAGCTGGATCACATTGATATAGTAATCGGATCGATTCCGGGAAGTCCGGAGCTTGGAAATCCGATCGTTTGGGGAGAAACTCTTGATGAAATAATTAGTAAGGGATCTATCCAACAGTTAATACGACAGTTTAAGTCGGATCCAAAAGTGAATGACGCTCGCTTTCTGGGAGTGTTACAAGACGGGGACAAGATTTTATTTCGCTTTTATTTAGAATCGATTTCAGGCGGAAGTAATATCATTTCGACATGAGAGGATCTTTTACTAACGATCCGTTTGACTGGCAGGAAAAACCACAGTCTCCGGACGCGAGGATGACTCCTCCGACGCTTGCAACCGTTACCGATGTACTTCCTCGGTTTCGTGTAAATGTTTTGACTACATTTGGCGAACCATTTCAGAAAGTGCGATACTTCGGACCTGCTTTGAAACAAGGCGGAAATGCACATGGAAGAACCTTTGGTCTTAAAAAAAATCAGCTCGTGTTGCTTGAGTTTATTGGAGGTTCTTTTCGCGCTCCAATAATCACTCAAGTTTTTCCTTTTTCTACGAAGGATTCCGACTTAACTAATATTCAGGATTTCTGGAATAAATTTTCTTTTATCGATCCGGAGACAGACATAATTGATTTTCACGAGTCTGGCTACGCGGTTCGTCAAACTACGAATAAAATTGAAGTTTACAATGACTTACAAGAAGTCGTTTTGGAACTTGATTTTACATCTAAAAAAGCAACTCTCACTTTCGAAGACGTGGAGATAAATTCTAAAGTTCAAATTAACGGTGATACTAAAATCGTAGGGAAAACGACCTTTGAAGGGGACTTGGATATAACTGGAAAAGTCGAAGCTACCGAAAAGATTATTTCCGATGTCGATGTTGTCGCGGCAGGAACCTCTTTAAAAGAACACGATCATCTTTATAACCCTGGTCCATTGCCTCCTACAAAGACTAGCCCTCCGATATGACCTAATCCGTTACGATTTACTTTGTGCCGACTCAAGCTTCCGATCCGGACAAAGTAGAAATAATCACAGAGCGTAGAGACATTGGTCTTCCACCGAAATCGTTTGCGATCGAGGTCCATTTGCCTGGATCAGCTAGTAATATTTTCTTTCCAGTAGAACACGTTACGACGATCAAATCTCATCGTTCCATCTCCGCACAAAGGGGAGGAATCACGCTTTCTATTCCGTACCAAGAAGGATACTTCGTTCAACGCAATGCAGATACTCCTCTTCCTTTGTCTCAAATCAAAGAGGGAGAATTTTTAAGATTCAGAGATATATTCCCGGTTCGGAGTATCGTTTTTATTTATTACGATAACGGATCCGACAAATCAGAAGAAAGTAGGTTTAACAAGTTAAACGTTGGGAAGGTAAAATCTTCGACCAGAGAATATTCGGCAGATGGAAAAAGTTTTGTAAGCGTCACTATTTCACCGATTGAAACCCTTCTTTCCGACACCGACTTTTTTATCGACTATCAAAGAACAGAAGGAGAGCCACACACTCGGACCCAAGAATCGTATGCAGGAGTTATCACAAAAGCTACGAAAGTATTTTTGCAGGGTCAGTTATCCGATTTAATCAAAAACTTTTGGGATGAATTTTTTTGTACATTGATGAACATTTCCCGGTATGCAGATCATCCTGTACTTTCCCCGACTTCAGAAAACGATCCTGATTCTATTTTAACGATCCATCTTCCCAAAAAAGCATACACGGAATTTTTTACATACGAATCACAAGTGTTGTCGAGCTTTTCGATCGGCTCGTATGTCAACTTTTGGGAGATTCTAAGATCATATGTTTCCGAACCATTATATGAATTGTTTGTGGATCCACTCCAAACGTTTCAAATCGACGGACTGTATGGAAAAGGAGTCTCATTCGGAGACTTTGGATCCACTTCGATTGAGGAATACGAAGTAGGAAGAAAAGAAGCCAAGGTAGTATTCAGGCCAACTCCATTCTATATGTTTGGAAAGGATGGGAAATACCGGGATTTAAAAACGTCGAACATTGACGCTTGTTATTATTTAGTCTTTGATGATCTAAAGAACTATCGAATCGAGGATTCAGAAGACTCCATTATCGCCGGAGTTCATGTAATTCAAAATACGTTTCAACAATTTGGAACTGTTCTTTCTGAACCGAAATACGAAGACAGACTTCGTTCTATTTTTGGCCCGAAACTCCTTCACGTAAAGATGGCTGGTCTCGTTTTTAAAGAAGAAAATTTAAACGAGGCAAACAAAGAAAACTACAAAGGGGAACTCGCTATAATCCGCGATATGCTCTTTAGTATTTTCTGTGATATCGAGGAACTAAAAATAGCCAGTGGTTCTTTTGATCTTCCCTTTATTCCCTTACGTCCGGGAATGCCATTTCGAATCGTAATGGACGCTTCTAAAAAATATCCCATGCCGGAAGACGAGATCAGTGAGTTTGGATATATAACAGACGTAATCGATGAGTTCTCTCCGGGTCAAGCGAAAGCAAATACAAACGTATCTTTCAAATGGAGTCCCACGTCTTCCTCTGCATATACTGAGTGAGAGATTGAAAACCATTTTGAATTCTCAAACTTGAAAATCAAACTCCGATAGACTCTATCCTTTCATACTTTCGGGTAGAATGTCGTCTATCCGCGAAGTTGTTAAATCCACATTACAAGTCTTAAAAACGAAAGAAATGCCGGTCGGTTGGCCTTCGACTCATGCCGACGGTTCTGTTTGGCGAAAGGTGAAACCTTCCGGAGAACCGGGGGCCTGGGCGATGATTAAATCGCCTTCGCAAGCACGAGCTTCCAAGCTAATTGCAGAAACGGTAAAGAAGATTGAACATTCTCCTAAGGAAACGAACAAAAATAACGAACCGCCATCAATCGAAGAAAATCCGTTCACCCTCATTTCAGAAGAAGCACAAAAACCAAAAAAACAAACCCTCTCATCGGAACCGAATCTTTTCAATATTGCACCGAAGACAGAAAGAAAATTCCTAAACCAAAATTACAAACCAAACTACTTCCCTGAATCGATTCGTGACTTAGGGGATTTTATCACACAGGTAAAAAATTCGCTTTTAGACGCGGGTCTCGACAAAAGAGCCAGTGAGTTCGTGGATCTTGCTTATAAGGGGGAAAATAACCTAAATAGTCTCTTAAACATTTCTTACAAGTTTGTCAGTATCTCCTCTGAAAACGTAAATAAGATCATTCGTTTCTTAATTTCTTCAAAAGTTCAAGAAACAAAAAGATCACTTTCCGAGGCCATGCTTGGAAATGAAAATGCGGCTGGCGAACACGACGTTAAGGAACCCAAAACTTCAAAACTCACTTCGGATTCGCTCTCTGGAATTGTCGTTCAATTACAGGACTCTGAATTAAATCCTGAAGACAGTCTATACGTTGAAAGCCTTAAAGAATCCGTAGAGAAAAAACTCATTCCTCCCGCAATTTCGGCAAAGATAAACGAAGCTCTTTCGAAACTTGTTGAAAAAGAACCTTCGATTGTTTTAAAAATTATTCGAAACTATATAACTGAATCTCTCCTCAACTACAACGCGAAAATCAAAACAAAACCAATTGATGATACCTCGCCAGTAAAACGCGCAGTCCTATCCGCAAAATTTAGAAACTTAGCAGATTCGATGGAAGAATCGATTCGTAACAAAGAAAGCCCACCCATTTCAAGACAAAATGTAACTTATCGTAGAGCAAGAATTGCGGATGCTATGTATGAAGATTCCAAGAAAATGCGAGATATTCAATCTGCATTACGAGGAATCGCGGATGAGATAGATTTAGGGACTTTTCCCGAAAATCTCAAAAAAATAAAAAGTAAAAAAGACATTGAACAAATTCTCAATGCATCTCATTCACTAGACAATCAAAGGATAAATCGAGATACACAATCTCAAAAACCACTCACCGAGAAATTATCTGTATGGTTTCGAAAACTGGAACCAAGATTTATTTATGAAAATGAAACGGATCACATTACTGTTTCGAGTAGTAACAAAATATACAGTCACAATCTGACCTGGGCATACAAAAACGGACTGATTTCAAAGACTGAATTAAAAGAAGCAAGTAAGCTTCAAAAAACAATCGGATCGAGTGAAGCTGAATTTATCGAATCCTCTAATTTGGAAGAAGTTGAGTCTTTGAAAAGACTCATGGATAAATTTAATAAAATTGAACAGTGTCTTTATGCCCGTCCGGCTAAATCAAATACAAAAAATCCCGTAATTATAAAAGATAAACTTTATGAGTTATATTTTAAAGGAAATCCTTATTCAAACTATGCCGAAAGATCGTTAGCTGTCCTTCGGCTAGGACTAAATACTTTTGAACAAGTTCATGAAGCCGGTCAGTACCTACGCACCCTCATTGCAAAAAACAAAAGCGACGGACCCGATCCGAAGAAAATTGAAATTCGGAATATGGAAAGGAAACTAATCGGAAGTAAGATCCCAGGGTTCTTTCCAACTCCAAAACCGCTCGCTCAAAGATTAATATTGGAAGCTGATATTCAGCCTGGAATGGACATTCTTGAACCCTCCGCCGGAAAAGGAGACTTAGCGGAAGTAATCTCGGAAGAGACAGGAATTCATCCTGATACGATCGAGCCTGTGTTTTCCTTAAAGAACATTCTGCAAGCAAAAGGATATACGATTGTTGCGGACGATTTTTTAGATTTTGTGGATAGAAGATATGACCGTATTCTCATGAATCCTCCGTTCGAGAAAGGATTAGATATTCGTCATGTACAACACGCCTATGCTCTACTCAAACCCGGCGGAAAACTCGTTGCAATCATGTCTGAAGGTCCATTTTTTCGGGGGGACATTCGGTCACAGGATTTTCGAGAGTGGCTTACTGAGAAAGGAGGATTGTCTGAAAAGTTACCGGAAGGTTCTTTTACTGGAAAAGATTCTTTCAGACAAACCGGAGTCTCTACTCGCTTAGTTACTCTTACCAAGAATACAGATGATACATTGTATCATAAAAATATGTCTGGAGGAATCTCACGCACCTTCGTTGATAACTACCAACCGGGGCTAAATGTTTCCAATAGGGGAGTTGCGAGTAATTCGAATGATTGGACTTTAAAATTTCCAACTGATGGGGATAAATTAGAAGACTGGCCAGTTCGATTTAAAACGAAAACAGAAGCGATCGATCAAGGTATAAGATCAAAACGCCTTTTTCAGAAATATTTTTCAGAGCCGGAAGATTACGGAAAAAAAGTAAAGCCCGCCGATCCAAATGTTCGTTCTGAGGCGATGAAAGGAAATCAGAATGCGGTCGGTGAACATATCGCTGAAGTGGGAATTCAAGGAATTTTGGATAAAAGAAATGCTATCCCACCGCAATCAAATACTTCAATTATAAAAGAAACGGTAAAGTCCGTAAAACGAAAGTCCTTCAATTCCGTTTCTGAAATATTAGATGATAAGGAAAAAAACAAGCAATTTAAAGATTCAAATACTCGCGTAGTAGGTTCGAAGAAAGAAAGAGCTGCACTTTCAAAATTACTTTCCTACTCGGATATTTCAAATATGGATTTTGTAACAGCCGAACGAGTCGTAAAGAAAGATCAAATAATAGCTCCATTCAACGCACGGGAAAGTAAAGAAAAAGGGGAAAGTGCAGGGCTTACCTATTTAAAAGCAAAACTTTATGAGGCAATAGCATCTAAACCGGCTGATTCTCCTTTTGCACGGGAACAATATGTAAAAAATTTAGAGAAAATTATGGCACCCATTTTGAATGCCAAAACCATCAATGAAATACAAAGTTATGCTTTGAATTTTGTTGAGATTAGTCCCTACGAATTAAGGAATAAGTTTGAAGCGGTGATGAATTCTCTTAAATCAAAATTAAACGGAATTACCGAAAACGAAAAAGACGCTTTCAGGGAAGAATACCAAAAACTCTTTGCTGAAATTATCCCTGGCTCCGAGGTATTAGTTGATAAAGTCCTAAATGGAACACTGAATAATTCTTATGATTTTCATAAAGAAATTAAGGTTTTTTTAAAGAAACCTTCCTACCGTTTCGATAACGACCCCAACTTGATCGTGCATTCTACTGTATTTGGTGACAAACTGATTAATCTTCTCCGGAGAAGAACCGATCCTGGAAAAAATACTTGGAATGATGCAATGCTTTTTGAACCACTTGGAGAACTAGAAGCAAAGGCACAGTATGAAAAGTATCGTATTAATTTCCTACGCGAAGATAAAGAATATATCGAGCGTGTGAAAAAAGAATATCCAACCTTTGAAGATTATTTTCGTAAACGTTTTCAAAATGCTATAGGTAGAAGAGAGTTTGCAGAAAAAAATTATGCTCATGCGATTCATATCAAAGAACCCCGTTCCCGCGAAGAGTGGGTAAAAGATCCAAAGAATCAAGTAAGGAAAGAAAATTGGAATTGGTTGGATAAAAAACGTTCAACCGGTGCAAAGGGATCCGGATATGAAATTCATGGAGGTTCACTACTTCCAAAGCTCATACGTGCCAATGGACGTATTGTTAAAACCGATGAAATTGCATCTGATCGATTGACTACAGATTGGGGTTTTAAATCCGTACAATTTGGAAATTATATGGATGATCGAACTTCCCGAGAACATATTACTCGTTTCGTATGTGCTTTAAAAGATTTAGAAGACGTTTTAGAAATGGATCTGTCTAAAGCGATCCATGAAGGAAATTTAAGCATGTCTTTTGGAGCTCGCGGTATTGGAAAGGCAATGGCTCATTATGAATCAGGATACCGAATCATCAATCTAACAAAGAAAAAAGGAGACGGAACTTTTGCTCATGAATTCGGGCATTTTTTAGATCACCTATCTACGGGTAAAGAATCCAATCGAAGTGGAAGTCATTACGTGAGCGAAGATTTTCAAGGGTCATTGGGGGACTCGGCTCAAGTTTTGATGAACGCTATTCGAAAATCACCTTCAGGAAAAGATTCAAACTACTATATTTCCTCACTAAAGATTGGATCACAATATTGGTCAAAACCGCGTGAACTATTCGCAAGGGCTTTTGAATCTTACGCTGAAGACAAAATGAAAGCGAAGGGGATGAAAAACAATTATCTGGTCGCCCCTAACACTATTAGCGATCCGGATTCGTTGACGGATGATGAGTTTAGAGGACTTGCCTATCCTCAAGGAGATGACAGGATTCGAATTTATAACGCGTTTGATGATTTTTTCAGAGAAATGAAACTTCAAAAAAACTGGGAGAAACCATTCGATTCAGATACTCAACGAATTTCTTCTGTAGAAGAAAACCTGGATACAGTTGGTGATATTGTAAGGCAAAGGAAAAAAAGGAAAACTGCGACAGAAGACCAAGAAACTTTATTATAATCAAAAGAAATTCCGATTTATCTTTCTTTGCTATTCTTAAAGAAGAAAATGAGCAATGCCAATTTTTCTTGGACCATTTACCAATGAAGACTTTCCGGAGGACAATCGTTTGAAAAAACTAAACGTTGCCGAGACCGAAATCGATTTTTCCAACGCGGCCGGCACGCTTAATTTGGGGGATATCCTTCAGGTGAATTCTGTGGTAGTTCAAGTTTTTGTAAGAGTCCTTACTCCATTTAACGGATCACCTTCTCTCACGGTAGGGGACACGATAACCACAGACAAATGGTTAGACGCTTACGGCACAGACCTGTCTTTATCCGGTATTTTTTTAGGATTTGCTTTCGAAATTCTCACGTCCCTTACACAAGCACGCGTATATTGGAGTCCAAACGGGTGTACCGTTGGAAAGTTGCGAGTGTATCTTTTAGTTTCTGATCCGTAATTTTTTATAAAATGTGAATTTTATAAAAAATATATATTTAGTACGAACTTGACAATATTAGGAAAACAAGAATTATTTTCATCTCGCAGGTGCAAAATTGAATACAAATATATCAAGGAACGGATAAAAAGGTGACTGGACATTTAGAAGTATTATTAATTACTTTCCCCTTTTATTCCCAGCTCGTATTTATGGACAACAAATTCGAGTATTTAATGGTGATTTTTATAAACTTACTGTATTTTTCTATTTTGAAAGTAATGGACGATAATGAGTAATTTATAATTCTTAATAATCAAGCTAAGGCTATCTAGATGAACATATTCTGCAATTGCAAGTTTGAGAAGTAAAATGTCTAACACCAACGACAGAATTGTTTATTCTATCCGCTCTTTGAAAAATCAAATTAAATAGAGCGTCTTCAGAATTTTCTAAATATCTTCTAAGAGAATATGAGCATAAGTCAGCAATTTGGATCATGCTCGTAAGCTTAGAATCGACGAAGAGTGGAGTCTCAATAATTTTTGTTATGTTACCCCAAAACGTACCGTGATTATGAAAATGGCGCATTAAATCAGTATGTCGTTTTTCTACAGTTTCGTTATTATCATGAATTAATAAACCGTAGCTTTCTGGCACTTGAGCTGATCGGTCCATATTTTCTAAATATCTATGGAATCGATTTACAATTTGCTCAAGGGCATATTCATCTAATGATCTAGAAGTTATAGCAGGATTAAAATGTAGTTTATCAATACACTCAGCAAAGAGTCTTGCATAACTCCAATTTGCAATTGTCTGAGCAATTTCAGTAATAAAGTCACGTCTTTCCGTATATGTGAGGTGGGTATACGGGGTAGTTTCTCTGAAATTCTTTTTCGTTTGTTTTAATCTTTTTGAATTCTTTTGTCTTTGAAGTTTATGAATTTCAGATATCCGAAATTTTTCGACTTCTTGCTTTCTTGGTGCATGATCTAATAATTCAAAATTAAGAATATTCTGTTGTTCGTAATACGGTCTTAAAATCCATCCTGTATGAATTTCAACACCAGCAAGATTATATTTTCTTTTTATAGTATCAATTTGCTTTTCGCATGTACTCCAGAATTTCACAGGAATAGAAAGGCCAGCTAAAACGTAGTGGCTTGTATTTCCAGGAATACTTGGAGTACCGGATTCATCCAGGTAACAAAGATACATAACTTATTATAAGGACGGCGACTGGCGATGGGGCTGAAAGCCCCTCGTTGAGACGCTATGCGACTCATTCCAGACGCTTCTGGAAGGCTATATTAAATAGACTAATTTCACAAGCAGTTTTCTGTATTAAAACTTCACTTTTTTCAAGTAAAAAATCGGCTTTTATATTAATAACTTTAATAATATTTTTTCTTATTCTTATCTTTCTCTAAATTAGCAATACACAAGCTTTCATCTTACAATTTATATTCTAATTTCGAATATAAAATTCCGAGTATTACTTAATCTAAATAATCTCAAATTTAGTATAAGAATCAGGATCTTAACCTTCCGATTTTTCTTTCGCTAATACAAGGGTCTCTATGTCAGCAGAGACCCAGTTTCTTCACCCGTTCCATATTATGAAAGCCACTCCGGAGGATCGGACTGGCGCAATCAAAATCTTAGTCAAAGCGTCTTCCGAACGTGAAGATAGGCAAGGCGAGATTATTCTCAAATCCGCATATGCGGATCCTTCGATGCGATCTGAGTTTACCTCTCAAGGATACTTCGACTTTAACCATTTAACGGATCATATTGATAAAGAAATCCGTGATTTAAAGAAAGAAGGAAAGCTAACCGGATCTCTCTTAGTCGATTTACAAAAATCCAAAGCTGAAGCAATCATCGGCGCGCCCGAACAAATCGGGCTAAAAGAGGATTTCCCGGCTCACTATGGAATCAAAGACGACGGGTTATATATCCTCGGAAGACTTTTTCCAGGAAATAAATTCGCAGAAGAAATTCGAAAAGGCCTTCAAGCCGGGTTCCAAGGTTGGGGAGCTTCCGTTTCCGGATTTGCGCGACCGCAAGACTATCAAGGAAAGACAATTCGTAAGATACTTCTTCGTAAGTGTGCGATCGCTCCACTCCAAGAAGTCATCAATCCCGATACATCGGTTCAATTGATAAAGGGTGCAATATTCCTTCGAGATATTGAGAAGAGTATTTTAGAAGGAGTATCAGATTCAACTGATCTTGCAACGAACTTAGAATCCTTTGAATTAGAACGTCTTTCACGCATTGAACGTAAACTCGACTTCTTAACAAAACTATTTCAATCCGATCCGGAAGCGCAGGATCGATTCCTCGAACTCATCATCTCCGATATTTCAGATCGTGTTAGAAATCAGGGAATGGAACTTCGGTCCGCCCTGATTCGCTCGGTTCTCCAAACAGAATACAGCATCGAAGGCGAAGATTTAGAAAATCTTACCGATGCCATATTTCTAAAACTGAGCGGAGAATAAACGATGATACAAGACGCGATCAATCGTCTGAAGGAGCGTGTTAAATCAAAACATGTAAAAAAATCAGACGATCCTACCAGCGAAGACACACCTGACTTACAAGCCTTAGCTTCGCAAGTAACAACGTTACTTGATTCGGGAAGTGTAGTCCCGGAAACGGATAAAGTAAAAGAATGGGCAATTGCTCAAGGGATTTCGGAAGGAGAAGCAGCTTCCTTTGCAGATGACGTAATTGATGCGTATTTCGACGACAACGAAATTGCAAAATCAGAACTCGGGGAATCAGGAAAGAAAAAAGAAAACAAAGAAGGTGAAGAAGAGGAAAGTTCCGAATCCGAAAAGGATGATAAGAAAGAAGAAAAGGACAATAAGAAGAAAAAAAGTGGAGAAGAATCTGAGAAAGAGAAGGAGGTCGAAAAAGCTCGTCTTGAATTTATCACAGAAATTCAAAACACATTAGAAATTCTAAAAGCCGGTCAAGAAACCCTTGCGGCCGCGATCGAGCATCTAATGGATACGGCGGAAGATAACTCCCAGCTATCTAAAGAAGTTCAAACACTCAAATCAGAAATCGGCGCGCTAGCGAATCGCCCAGCCAACGAGAAAACCCCTGTCACTTCCAAGATACAAAAGTCAAACGATCCCACGAAGGGAGGCGGACCCATTACAGGAAAGGACCGCGATCAAATTGGAAACCTTATCATCAAAGGAATCGAAGCGGGTCGCTGCCAATTAGAGGACATAGCGTTTTTCGAGTCCACCTGGAAACTTTCCGACCGCGCACAAGCATTCATAAACGATTATAAAGAGGTTCAAAAATAATGACCGGCCCTCACACACTCGATCAACTAATCGAGATTAAAAAAGCGTTCGAAGCGAACACCGCGTTAAACGGTGCAACTCCTTTCGTAGACATCAACTCTTCAGGTGCTGTTTTGTCTATGCAATCGCTTGACAAAGTCTTCGTAGCTACTGTGTCAACGGACAAGGATTTTAAATTTCTAAAAGAAGTTCCGAGAAGAACCACAAATCAGGTGATCGCGGAATACAACCGGAATCGTTCTCATGGTGGAGGTTGGTACAATTCTTCCTATATCGGACAGTCCGACGAACCGTCATTTAGAGACCCACAACTCGATCGATTGTATAACGAGATCAACTACATTGCGGAAGGATATTCTTTCAACAAGGTTGTCGATACCGTAAACAACTCACAAGATCCAGAGCTTACTCAATCGAACGCAGCTCTTAGACGCGGAATGGAAAACCAAATGAGGAAAATTTGGTTTGGAAAAAAAGACTTAAACAAACTCGAACAGGACGGATTCGAAACACAAGTAAAGTCTTTAGGTAAGAATTTCTATACCGATTGTCGAGGAGCGTTACCCGCAGTCGATGAAATGAAATACTATAGTTCTCAAGTAAGAACCAAACAGTTCGGTCAAGTGAACTATGCCAAAATGCACCCCGCCACAAAGGCGTTATACGATCAAAATTACGACAGAGTAGGTGGAGCCGTTGTAATTCAAAATAACAACCAATCTCCGGGAAACACTTCTCTCAGTAACATCGTTCACGGTGTCGCTGATTCAAACGCCAAAGATAACATGATTCTTTTTGACGATGATATTTGGCTCGATCGTCATGAATGGGGCGTCCCGATGAGACGCGACCAAGTAGGTTCTTGGGTTGAAGGTGCGACAAGTGATACGGAAGCTCCTGCGACTCCTTCCTTCTCTATTGCGTCTTTGGCTTCCGTTCCCGGATCTTTATTCACGGGTTCGTATGTAGGAACCTACAAATACAGAATCTCAGCCGGTGATTTGAGACATTGGTCAAAAGCCTGCAACGAACAAAGTATTGCAATTCCAAACGGTGGAGCGGCAGAACTTACAATCACTCCCGGAACCGGCGGAGTACCAGAAACCAGATTTGTGATCTTTCGCGAAACGGGACCAAATTCTTCGATCATTCGGTACATGAGAGAGGTAAAGAAAAACTTATCCGGTCCGACAACCATCGTACAAGATTTAAACGAGGATTTACCCGGAACAACGATTATGGTAATGGGGGATTTCAATTCCAAATCGGCAAGTGACGATACAAGAACTTTAGTTTTAACTGAACTCTTGGGATATACAAAAACACTTTTCCCTTATGGAGCGGGTGGAGCATTACGTTCTCGTCTCGGGATCGTTGAAAACTATAGCGTTCTTCAAATCCTAGCAGAAGATAAGTTCCGAGTGTTTACAAACGTGCCAGTCAGACTTTAAACACGAATAACGTTTAAAAAAAAATTCAGGAGGGGTAGAGTTTTCTACCCCTTTTTTAATGAACTACGAACAACTTTATGAACAAGGAAAATTTCCAAGAACCAGATTCGTTTTGAATCGAATCGCAAAAGCGACAAAAGAGGCCTGGACGAACAATACTCTCGCCGCGAAGCCCGGATGGTGGGGAAGAATGGCAATGTCCAATCGCCCAGGGGGAGGGGGCGGAATATTAATCCGACCAATTCCGGGAGGTTTTCAAGTATATCATCCGAATAAGGGAAAATACAACTATATGGCTGTGATCGAAAGGGGAAGAGGACGTTACGATATGCGCCCTTCACTCCTTGGAGGTAGTCGTGCGAGAATGGGTGAGAACGGACCCTATGTAATCGTACCGATTACCAAAAATGATAATGGGACACAGGTAAGTCCAAAAAACAATTCAATCAATTCTGTAATTATCAAAACCGGAAGTTTCAAAGAAGAAAACGCTCATGGACAAATGGTTACGCGAAACCGTTACAAATACAGGCAAGATCCTGGAATGACTGGTCAAGGAAACGTCTTTGCAAGAGAACAAAAATACAAAAACGGAACCGTACAAAGATCCTTTGTAAAATTCGTCGTAGTCACTGAAAGAAGTCGTAATTTCTTTCAACCTGCGATTCCAGCTCAGAAAATTTTATCAGGAATCAAAGAAGATGTAAAATCAGCTTTGAAATCTAAAACACTGAAACAAGCCGTCGCATCCGATACCAAAAGTCTGATTTTAGAACTACTCAGTAAAAAAAAAAACCGATAATCCATTTCGCTCTATGATCCGAGCAAATGGATATAAGTCTTCGGGAAGAAGAAGCACGACAACAAGACGGACACGATCGAGGCGCGATCCTAATCACGTACCCGGCTCCTCCGGAAGATACGGTCGTTGAATATTTTCGTAATTCTTTACCACTTACTGGTCTTTCCTTACGAAACATAGACGTTCCCATAGTTCACGGACATCCGCTTTACCAAGAAGGAATTTCAACAACCGGACCGAATTCAAAATTTCCAAAAGTAGGAATCGAATGCACAACGGATCGAAATACTCAATTTTTAGGCTTAAATGAACATCATTTTAAAAATTCTGAAAACTTTATAAAATATTTATCCGAGATTTCAGAACTTCCGGAAAGTCAGCGTCTTTCCACAAAAGCGTTCTTAGATGAATTCAGTCGAAAGAAAAATTTCCAACAACTTCAATACACTGTAGAGTCTGAAGTAGTCATTTGCGGTTTCACAACCGGTAACGCCGGGAGAAACACAAACAAATGGATCTATGACGCCGCGCTAGCTGTGACCATGCTCATGGCGAATGACCTACCAGTCCTTTATCCTGGACTTACAGTATTTCTTCCCGAAGATACCGAACCTAATTTAAGTACAGCCGATTTCTCAGAACCATTCTGGGGATTTGAAATCCGCGTACGACTCGTACAATCCAAATCAATTTTTCGTACCAAACCAGCATTCCTTTTTCCCGATACTCGCTCCTTCGATGTATTTTTAACCCGAAGTAAAACCCGACTGGAAGGCAACTTCGGGTTAGAGGATAAGCCGTGATAGACGAAGACGCTAATTTGCAAAAGGGAAAGGTAGAAACGAAAGTTTTAACCAAACCTAAAACAAATCAAACACCCGAAGAGTTTCTTCTCAGTAAAGAAAAAGAACTTGGAAGAACGATTTCTCCACGCTTCCGAAACTTCTTTTATCGGGAGTTAAAAGCGAAAGGAAACAATTCTTTCGAGGACACTTGGAGGACCATCAATCATGGGCTCTAGAGAAGTTGAATTTCTAGGGCGCGGATATATTCGACCGGGAGCTCGCGGCGCATTTAGGGTTAAAGCTCAAAGCACTGGAATTTCTCCGGATCTAAATACACAGATTATCATCGGTCCCGCAGATAATGGCTACGATGCAGGCGACACAAGTCTCGAAACTCCTAAACGAGTTTTAGAGTTTAGCGGTGCTGACGAATCAAAGTCAGTATTTTTCTCAGGCGATTTAGCAGACGCTGTTTCAAACGCTTTCTCTCCTTCCAAGGATTCTCGTTTTGCGGCTGGCCCACAACTCATCAAAGCCCTGAACATAAATCCAAACGTATCCGCAAGCGCACCGGCCGCCTCAATCGTTGCAACAGTTTCGAATACGGTAAAAGCGATCATACCCGGACCGAGAGGAAATCAAATCAGATTCCGCGTAACGAATGGGGGAACAATCATCCAAATCGGGGACAGTGACGGGATTGGGACTTCTTCTCCTTTAGAATCAAATGAATTACAAATTCAATATGTAGGTAACGGACAAAACGCGATTCTAACGTTCGATGGAATTTCGCTTCGAATTACTCTTTCGGGAACTGCTTCGACCGACGGATCCGTTAACTTAAATGTTCCCATCAAAGACTATCCGACGCTTGGAGATCTCGTCGGTTATGTTTCCAGTAGAATCGGATATCAAATCACTCTTCTTTCTCAACCCGATCGGAAAACTTCTACATTAGACCATCTTTCTCTTACCGACGCCGTAGATGTGAAATCGGCTCCGGTCACGATGAAATCTCTTCTTTTCCAACAAGAAAGTTTCTTTTTAGGGAATGGTCTCGCGCAAGTTGTCGCAACGCAAGAAAGAAAGCCGCTCGCAGACATGGCGTCTTTTACGTACTTAAACGGTGGTTCTACGGGGATCGCAACCGCCCAGGATTATATCGATGCAATCGATTATGTTTTCGATACGGAAGTTTCGAAAGGATTTTACGTCAACGTTTGCACCTCTATTCAATCGGTAGTTCTTTATCTTGCGGATAAACTCACCTTCGGGAATTCACCCGACGGAGCGGATGAGCGATTTGGTGGAGCGGGTTTAGATTTAGCGAAGTCAGTCGATGCAAGAATCGACGATATCAAAGCAACCAATTCCGAATACATGGTCTTGGGTTTTTCACCCATCACTCGCTACGCGGCTGATAAGATCACTTTAAAAACCTATCCAGGCTGGATGCTCGCAGTTTTGCATAACGCAATCAAAGCATCCGGAAACGTAAGAGAAACGGCAACTTACAAAGATCTGAATATCGTAGAAGCACCTGAAAAACTTTCTAAGGACCAAATCAAAAAAGTTTTAAGAGCGGGTGGACTCATTGTTACTCGAAAGCCGAACAATGGGTCTTTCAAAATTGAAATGGGTCTGACTTCTTATCAGGCGCAAAACCTGATTAAGAATCAAGCATCCACTGTCTGTACGGCACTCGCCCTCGTAAAAGATTTCAGAGAATGGCTCGACGTTACGTTCATCGGCGAAGTCCCAACAGACCCGGATGCGCTCGGAACTAACTTAACAGACGCCGACATTCGAACCGCAGTTACACAACGTTTTCGTAATGTATATATTACGCAATACGGCTGGCTTACAAGAAATATCTACACCGGTGATCCCGCATTCGACGAGAAGTTCGATATCCGGCGCGACGGCGACGCTTTGTATTTCATTTTCCCCGATGGCAAGATCGTAAGTCCCGTCAACTACATGTTTTTTCTAGTCAATTTGGACGTTGTTCGCGGAGCGAATAACGGAGGTTAAGAATGGCTAAGAGCGCACGACCTAACCCGGCCGTACTCACAGGTAACGACGCGATCGTTAAAATAAACGGTTCTGCTGTCGGTTTTATGAAATCGTTAAGAGTGAATGTCAACAATAACGTTGAAAGAATTCAAGCTCTTGGATACAGAAAACCGCGAGGTTTAAAATCTCTCGCATGGCAAGGAACAGCGTCGGGTGAGTTTCATATACTCAGAACTCCAGTCGAAGGAGTTGTCGTAATTGACACTCATAGCGACGAACACGCGGATGATCTCTATGATATTTTAGTCATAGATAAAACTTCCGGAAAACGCGTTGGGTTACTCACAGGAGCCGTGAACACAGACGGTTTTGGGTTAAACAATAATGAATTCTCCGGAAGAGAAGTCGAATTTGAGTTAATCGATTGGGAGCCAATGGAAGCATTCAATTAGAAGAATTTAGAATGGTCCCTTTAACAAAATTCTGCTCAATTATCTAAGATAACCCTTAATAGGTTCTTAACTGTAGATAAACTGAATTCAAAATGTTTAATGATTTTGAGTATAGATGCGAAATTTCTTTTCGGATGACTGTTTTTATAGGACCAAGTAATAGGCAATTTATTAGTTGGCAAAAAAGGAGAACAGGTTGATCTTTGGAAGTAGACGGATATTAATAAACAAAAGTTTAGTAGTCGCAAGCTGGTATTAGGGAAAATTTCTAAAAGTTTTGGATCCTTTTGTCTTTTCCAGTTTGGTCCGATTCTAATAATAAAGAGCAAAAAATGGCAGCGACTCCAATTCAAAAAATTCCAACGCTAACAGGCGAGAAAGCAAAACGTTTCATTGAAAGAGCGGACTCTTCAGAACGTCCTGTGCTAGTTGTGTCTGAACAGCAAAAAAAAATATATTCAGCTCTTTCAGAAAAAAATAAACAAAAATAATTTCCTCGTGGATCTACCAAGTTTCGGAGATTTCTATCTTAAAAACATTTTTGATACAAATCTCGAAAAGTTTAATTGTGATCGAGATTTAGAAAAATATTTTAAAGAACATGCCAAAGATAATGAAGAAGAATTAACCGCAAAAACTTACTTCCTTCATAAGAACGGAATCGAATCTCCCTTGGTTGGTTTCTCCCTCAGCAACAACGCTATCAAAACCTCAATCGACATTGAAAGTCTAATTGTACCTAATGCAAGGCACAAAGTCTATCCTGCTGTATTGATTGGAAAGTTTGCAACGCATTCTGAATTTCGTAATCAAGGATATGGAAGAATTGCTATAGATTTAATCAAGACTTGGTTTATTACAAAAAACAAAACAGGGTGCCGCTTTATTATTGTCCATTCGAGAAGAGATGCGGTTTCTTTTTATGAGAAAAATCAATTTATACACTATGAAGAAGATGAACTTCCAAATAGTAGGAATGTTTTCCTATATTTTGATTTGAAGGATTACGAATTGTCACTTAGAAATTCCTAATAAAGCAAGGGCTACCTCTTTCGAAATAGCCCGCGCGCCCTAAAGGGGCGATATACTTTTCCGATACCTGAATACTCCCTAAAATTTGGAGAATGAGAATTCTTGAACCTAACAAGAGAGTGGTCCTGAATGTAAAATACGAAGGCGACTCTTACAAATTCGAAGCGGATATCGCAGATCCAAGTACTGAACTCGATATTGAAATCGCTGTTGCGAAACGATTAAACGGGGCATCGCTTGAATCAATTCCAAACACAACTTACGGATATATCTACGCAATCGCTACTTTAAACCATGTAATAAAGGATATTCCGGAATCCTTTCCAATTCCTGACATTCAAACCTTTGAACAGATAAGAGACAAAGAGTTTGTGATCAGACTCTTCAAAGAATACGAAAGAAAAGAGAACTGGTTTAAATCAGAGTTAAAAAAAAATAGGGACGCTCGACGCACTGAACGACGAAGAGAATCTTCTCGACCTATTTCTTATGAACCAGATGAAAATACTTCCGAAAGGGGTTACTCATTTGGGAAATCTGTTTCTCGAACAAAAGAGATTCATCCTCGAAGCGACAGCCAGATTAGACCTTCCGAATCTTCTAATGAGATCGAAACTAAAGTCTCAGAAACGCCAAGTTCTGAAGATGAAACCGATGGAATTCCTAGAGAATATAAGCCCAGCAATGGCTCATATCCTGGAGGCAGAGGCCGGGTACTCACAAGACATGCTCACGAGTGAAGGGGAATTAAAACGAAAAGAACTTTTAGACAGAATCGATAGCGAATTAAAGTTCTATGGCTGAATCCTTAAATATAAAAGTCAAGGCAACGCCTGACTTCAAGTCAGTAGAAAAAGAATACGACCGAATTGCAAAAAAGGGGAAAAAAGGAATTCCTGTATTCGGTCGCGGGAAAGTTCCAGAAAAAAAAGGATCTTCCAGTGGGAGCGGAAACGGTGGCAGAAGTTCTGAAAAAAAGAAACTCGAGGCCGCATCCCGGTATGCCGGTGGAAGTGCTATGGCTTCGAAAGTGGGAGCCGATGGATCTGATTTAGACGAAACTCAAAACGGTGGTTTTTTTAATACTCTTGATAAGAAGATTTCTGCCGGTCGCGAACTATTTCGAAAAAAGAAAAAGAAGAAAGACGGCGAAGAGGAAGAGTCTTCTCCTAATTCGAATCCAAGTGGAATCGGTCTCACCTCCGCAAAACAGCTTCAACTTCAAAAAGCCGAAATTAAAATCCAACATGCAAATTTTGATAAAGGTGGTCTCTCAGGAATTCCGGGATCTGTAGGAGGGGGTGGATCAGGAGGCGACGGAGGTTCTGTCAGAGGAAATAATTTTTCACTCATGGGAGCCGCGATTCCGATCGCCGGAGCCGCTTTTGCAATTGCGGGAGGAGTTTTAAAAACAATCTCTGCAATCGGGGAACAGTATCACGCCGCTATGCAAAGTCAGTCCGGAACAATAGGCGCGACCGGCGGTTACGTTGGGGGTGGAGGAGGGCACTTCGCAAACTCAGAGCTCGCACAAGCAAACGTAACAAGGGGTCGAGTAACAGGTGAAAATATTTTTGGGAAAGGAAACCAAATTGATTCTAAAACAATGATATTTGCCGCCTCTCAAGGTAAAGGAATCGCTGAGGTTGTTAAAGAGTTAGAGACGATTCGAAAAGATTCAAAAAATGCAGACATTGGATTTCTACGCGGAGGTGCTTCGGCTTCGGGATTTCAGGGTTTGAGACAATCCGAATATATCTCAAAACTCGCGACCATTTCTGAAAATTTAAGAGGGAAAGGATTTTCAGGAGATATAAGCGACTACGCTAAATTCTCAGCCGGTATGCAAAGAACAGACGGAATCAATATAGATCCTTCAAGACGTATGGCACTGTCCGAACAGCTTTCCGATCAAGGAAGACAAGGGGCTTTTGGAGGGGGAGTTTTTGGATCCCTTTCCATGGCAGAAGCATTGAAAGCAAACGGTGGAGACGTGATAAAAGCAATCAGAGAATCCGAACTAAGTCCCGGAAAATATATGTCTTCGGCAATGAGCGGACTCGATGCAACGACTCGCGGACTAGTAAACAAACTTCAAGGTGGAAGTTTTTCCGAGATGGCCGGAATGAAATTCGGATACAACGACATCAAATCAGATAACTCAAAAATTGACGCAGGGTTTAACAAGGGACTTAGTCTCGATAATGCAAAAAAAGAAACCTTTGCGACCGACGTTGGAGCACAAGCCGCACAAATAGGATACGATATGAATAAAGCGATGATTGATTTATTCAACGAAAACAAGGGCGCGATGCAAAGTTTAGCAACGACAGTCTCAAATATTGAAAAGTCTGTAATTCCTGTAATCTCCGGACAAATCACTTCGCTTGTCGGAACTATAGACAAACTTGCTAAAGGAGATTTCGGTGGAGCTTTAGGAGACATGATGGGCGGTCTTGGAAAACTCGCGACTCTCACAAATCCAGCAGGACTTTTGGTACGATCTAAATAGCCTAACTACTCCGATATTTTATTCCACTTCAAAATAGAGGAATGGAAATACATCGTGTCCTTTTTCAGTTATTCAATAGAACCGGCGTTGCAATCGAAAGAGAGGTTGAAGAATTCGCTCAAGAATTCCAGGTTCAACAACCTCAAAAACTTACTAAGGCTTTCAAACAAACAGACAATTTAGTTACGATCCCGATTCCTACAGGGATTCAGTTTAAATACGTTCTCATTCTTGCAACTTACCTCGCCGATGACACAGCGATCGGTGTAAAAAAAGACGATCCCGCGCCAATTATTGTTCGTATAAACGGATCCGCGATCGACCATCCTTTACCTCAAGGGTTTATGGCTTGGACCGGAGGACTTACCTCTTTGAGAGTCGCAACCACCTACGATACGAATCAAGTTTTAGTAGAAGTTTATTTGGGATAATGAATTCTGTTTTTGATTTCTTACTCAAAGGGATTGGAAACCAAGTTCGAATCGGAAAGGGTGGTCCTCATATCAAAGGATCATCTTCCGGTTTGGACATACGCCTTCCGGATGATTCCGATTTTGGAACTCTGAGAGTTGCCGCGCCTCAATTTGGAAATGACGCAGTCAACCTAGACTGGATCAAACAACAAGTTCTTTCTAATTGGAATACGCACGTTCAATCTTTAGCGGATCTAAGAGCGATTTCTTCCTTCGATCGAAAAGATAAACAGATTAGAGAGGTAGAGGATGAACTCGCATTTTATCAATTCGATTCCGAATCAACTGCCGCTGTACCCGATCCGCAAGACGTAACTAGAAGTATTATTCCCAATGATATAGTATTACCGAATCCGGGTAGGTGGTTAAAAACTACAGCTCGCATACAACAGCATTCCCAACTTTTAGGTTTAGCGTCTAACGACGATCATCCACAATATCAATTACGTTCTGAAAAAAATTTGGGGAATGGATTTCCAGGGCTTTCGAATGATCCCGGAAATCCAGGAATACAGCTAGTTTCAAATAGCTCGATAGTAAGTGTGATTCGTTCCCTTGCGACGGCCGCTAAATCTTATTTTTTACCTGATAAGAACGGAACGATTGCCTTAGATGATCCTTTCATCGGTGCGACTAATACGATCGACGGAGCGAAAGGTTTAGTACCCGTTCCACTCATTGTAGACAGAGAACGTTTCTTATCCGGAGACGGAACTTGGAGAACGAATTTTGGATCTCTTAAAAATTCACTACTTCAAAGCGGTTCATATTCGGCTTCCAAATATGAACGCGTGTTATGCGACATCTCCGGAGGAGGTATTTCAATTACTCTTCCACTAAGTCCAGATGACAACGTAGTCGTTGGAATTTTAGACATTTCGAATCTAGCCGGAACTCACACTATCACTGTTTTAAGAAACGGCCAACTGATTGAGGATCTGCCTGAAGATTGGCAATTAGATTTAGACGGTGGATATTGGGAACTTGCTTACTCCGCTCAAAAAGGAAGTTGGTATTTTCTTTCTATTCCTGCGTATAACAACGTTTCTCCTTCCAGTGGTTTTATCACTGATTCTCCCCTTTTTACTGAAACCTCTCTTTCTCCTTCCGCAAGAGCGGTTAAAGAATACGCCGACACAAAAGATTTAACGATTCTTCAAAGTGTTGCGTTAGTCGGCACGATGCAAGAAGGAGTTGGAAATGCTTCTGTAGGTACCCTTGTAAAAAACGCATGGTTTGAAGGGACAACCGATTCGTCCGGTCTTTGTTCTGTTTCTACGGGTCTCGGGAACAATATTTTATCTGTGATCGCTTCTGTGAGTGATGGGTCCGGGAAATGGTTTTCTTTTTCAACTTCGGGAGGTGCGAACACACTCTTTTATAACGATTCAGGTCTTGTGTCAGTTCAATTCAGTGGGAATTCGCTCTTTCAAATACGCGCAGTCAGGTTCAAGGTTGAGCACAAATGAAATCTTTTAAAAATGATTATTTAAAAGACAATGCCTTGCGTGCATACACCGACAATCTTGTATCTGCGGAAGTATCAGCCAGAGTCAACGCAGACGCAACGCTTCAAACTTCTTTAAATACAAAATTGAATGTTTCTTCGAAGGGAGTGCCAAACGGTCTTGCGACTCTTGATTCCAATGGAATTTTAACTCTAAGTCAACGGCCTCCGGTTGTCGGAGGAGGAAACGTATTTATCTTTCGACCGGGAGAAACGACTCCATCCGGAAACGTATATAATGACTGGACGACTATGATGTCCGCGACACAAAATATTCAAGGATTGAAATACATTCAATTCGACGACTCTCTCCAAGAAATAGTGATTCCGGTCGATAACATAAATTTTTCTGAATTCATCCTTCTTCCAAGATACAAAAAAGCAACGTATACCGATGTTTCATTCACATCCGGATTCTTACTGAGTACATGGCCTTTAGAGATCAGAGGATTAAATCTCAAATTCGCATCTCATTTTAATGATAACTCGGGGACAAATGCGTTCACGATGATTGACGCAAGTATCCAATACAATGGAACTTCCTCGAACGGAGTCGATTTTTATACCGGCTCCTTAACGATCTTTATGTGTAATTCCCAAATCGTCGGTCCTGGGGACTCTCTATTTTCTTTAAACAACCGGCTTCTTGGGATCATTACTCTATCAGGTCTTTGTAATGTTGAAACAAACTTAATCAAGAGTAGCGCATCTGGAACCTTAAACGTTACAAATTACGGAGCCTCCGGACTTATCAATGGAAATGTTGTACAATCTCAAGGTTTATTTTTAGGAACTCGCACAGACATTGATCTTATTCATACTTTAGAAAAAACGATAACCTCGAAAGGACAATTAATAACGCGCAACGGATCGGGAAACTTTGTAGCCTTCCCAGTCGGTGCTGATAACGAGTTACTCGCGTATGACTCCTCAACCACAACCGGACTAAAGACAGTTCCTCCACCAGGTGCATTGAATACACCCGGAATGAAAACAATCACGGATTATGTGAGACAATCATCTCCGACGACCGCTCTTCTTACTGCGGGGAGTAAGACTATCGATTGTTCCAGTGCAAACCTATTCAGAATCACAGGAGGAACAGCAACGATCACACTTTCAAATTTAACAGAGAATGAAGTTGTAAACGTAGTCTTAGAATCCACGGGTTCTGCGTATACGATCACATGGGCCGGTGGAACTTTTCTTTGGCCGGGGACAACAGTCCCGACCCCGACTTCTACAGCTTCTCGAAAAGATATTTTTACTTTTATCAAAATCAATGGTCAAATTTTTGGATCGGCTGTTTTAAGCATGGGTTAAATGAATGTTTCTTCCTTTCGGATTTTTTAAAAATCAAGTTCCAAAGCCTATTTTAGATCCGGCTTACCCTACAGGAGGAGTACAGAACTATATCAAAGCAATGGTTCAATCCGGAAATACAATCTATGTAGGAGGATATTTCACATCGATCGGTGGACAAACAAGGAATCGAATTGCGGCCATTGATGCAACCACTGGAAACGTTCTGTCTTGGTATCCAACAGGTGGCGCAAATTCAGACGTATTGGGAATGGCTTTGAATGGAAATACTCTCTATGTAGCCGGTGCATTTACTTCGATCGGAGGAGTTACGAGAAACGGAATTGTCGCGTTAGACGCAACTACGGGTGCGGTCTTGTCTTGGTATCCGGCAGGCGGACTTGGCGGTTTAACAGTAGGAAAGTGCCTAGTTTTATCCGGAACTACATTATATATCGGTGGAGTCTTTTCATCAATTGGCGGTACGGCTCGAACAAATATTGGAGCTGTGGATACAAATACAGGAGCAACCTTGGCTTGGTATCCGACAGGTGGGGTCAATTTTTCCTTAAACGTTTTGTATTTAAGTAACGGAGTCCTTTATTTAGGTGGGGGATTCACGTCTGTCGGAGGACAGGCAAGAACTCTTTTAGCCGCTGTTGACCCGACTACAGGAAGCGTTCTAGCATGGAATCCTACAAATGGATCGGGAAACAATTACGTCTTTGCCATTCTTCGAAGTGGCAATACGGTCTATGTTGGGGGGACATTTATTTCTCTAAATAGTACATTACGATTTGGAATTGCCGCGATTGATGCGACGACAGGAGCAATCCTTTCTTGGTACCCGGATCTAAACGGAGGCAATCTAACAGGACTTGCGATAAACGGCACAACGTTATACATAACGGGAATATTTTCAACTGTGAACGGAGTGGCAAGGAATAGGATTGCCGCAGTCAGTACCGTCAATGCCGGAACACTCCCCTGGTATCCAGCGGGTGGAGTCGATTTAGGTGTGGATTCATCGTATGCGCTAAATGACAATACTTGGTGGTTAGCGGGTGGTTTCTCAACAGTCGGAGGACAAACCAGAGCGCGTATTGCAAAATTAAATCTTACATAAACTAGAAGGATTTTAACTAAAAACGAGTATCTTTATAAATTTAAAAAACTAAATCCTTGTCTGGTTCAAATTCTTCTTCATCGAATTCATAATTTGATTCTTCGTTTTCATTTTGTTCGGGATTTTTGTCATATCCCATTTCAGAATAATCCTGACTTTGAGCAGCTCCCGCAGCGTTTTGCTGGATTTGCATCATATTCTGTTGAAAAATTGGATTTAGTATGAGGGCACCGGCCATTTTGTAATCTTCAACCGGAACGCCATAGAGGTCAGCGATTGTTTCGCCCACTGTCGGATCATCTTGTGCGATTCGAATTTCATCTACAAGTTTCCAATTCATTACTTCGTCTTTTTGTTTTTGAATTTTATCTTTCTCATCTTCCGGATCTTTTCCGCTAAATTCGCAAACGATTCCTCCAAAATCATCTTCTCGAAAATTTTTGAGTCTCGTAAATGCAGATTCGAAATAGGTTAGAAGACTTAGTTTTGCACGAGTCATCGAGTGCTTACTTTTTTCAGTTTGGTTTGCTTCTGATAAGGACTGTGAACCTATGAGCCTTAAACCTAGTTCCGCTTGATCCATTCCGTGACCCATGAGTACAAGGCTTACGCACCATTGCATGAGATCTTTGAACACCATTTCGTTCGGAATGTTTAATGGAGTCCACTTCACCTCACCCGCCGAAGTTCCTAAAATTGGAATTCGATGCGAGTCATCTAAGCCTGAGATCATTTCTTGCCATTGAAGTTGAAGAGATTCTAACGCTTCTTGACTGATATCACCTTGGAAAGAGAGATAACCGTAAGGATGTTGTCTGGAAAATGTATCGCGATTGAATTTTAGAGAATTGATAACTCCAACGAGATCGAGCATGCAGGCCTCTAATGGTGAAAACCCGAAGCCTCGCATAGAAACATCTGAGAGATGATTTTTATGAAGCCAAAGAATTTCCTGCGCTCCAAACGTTTCGACTATATTGTCATCGATGATTTGAACATACGCAACGGAACGGTCGCCTCTGTATCCTTTTGCGGGATCAACGGGAAAGATCGTAGCAGGATCTAAATATCTGATTTCAATTAACTTTCCAAAAGGATTGAAGATTAGGAAAAACGCAATTGAATCGATAGTGAGAGTATCTCTCGTCATCATTTCGAAAACAGAACCTAGGTGATCGCGGTTCGCCCAACCGGACGTCAAGTCACCCATCTTATCAAACCATTTACCGCATCGTTTCATACGAGCAGTGATTTCATCCGTTACCACTTCGTCCTCGTCTTCCATACGAAACCAAAGCCCGGATTTCGAACTGATCCGTGCAAACTTACTCAAGTCCTCAACGCGAACCGTATGAATTGCTGAAATTAAAGAAGTGCCATAGCTAGCACTACGAAGGTGGGGGATTGGAATTCGCCATGTCGGCCGCAACTGAATTCCATCACGAATTTGTTGCATTTGATCGTAGTTATATACTGGATTACGACCGGCGACTTCCGGAGTGTTCACTTGACCAAACCAGGATTTTGCAAGGTGTAAGAGTCTTTGATTGATCCCTTCGTTTTTAAGTCCGATCTCTTTGGATCGTTCCAGCCTTATTCTCTTTTCAAGATTTTTTTCATAATCATTCCCACGCGGCCGGCCTTTCCCTTGTTTCACCATGAACGCGAGTATATGAAAAAAGTATTTATCGGATTATTTTTTTCGTTTTTTTCCGCCGGAAAAAATAGGTTTCGTCGCAAATCCCTATCGGCTCAGGGTACACATATCTTTTTCCGATATCCTTTTTTTGTGTAAGATAGGGGCATGAGTAGGAAATCAATCACCCTCCAAGACATAGGGCGTATTCAGTATCAAAATCAATTCACAGTTTCGGGATCGGAAAGCCTAAACGATTCCGGGAGACTTTACTACATAACCAACATACACGCGTTAGGCGGTTGGATAATTTCCGTTAAAGGAAACAATGCCGACCAAAAACTTACGAATTACTCCCGGTCTGGCACGGGGGATTTTCAGTTTTTCCTTCCACTTTGCGTATCCGAAGCCTCTTTCTCCGGAGTCTCCGAAGTATCCGGATTTTGGGTGAATGCCTCTCCAATGTCACACTAATATGTTCAATAGTACAAACTTAGTAAAGAAAAAGGTTCTCGTACATGGAAAAGGCGGCGACTACATGGCCTTTCGAAACACGAAAACTGGAAGTGATGTTCTAACCCCAAGAGAAAAGAAAGTTAAAGTTGCAAAGAATCAAAGAAACCGGGTTCAACATACAACCGTTCACAACGAAAAAGAACAAGCTCTCATAAAGGAAATGACGGAACGTCACAAAGCATTTGAGAACGAAGCAAGAGAACAAAGAAAAACGTATGGATCCGGTCCTAAACTTCCGAGGCCAGGCATGATAATGAGAGTCTACGCAAAAGGACGAGCTAACGTCGGAGGGATGCTTGCAAAAGTAAAACAAGTCGCAGAAGACGGAAAGACAGTTATTTGCGAACTAACCTCCGGAAAAACATACTCTCTCCCGATTGATCATCTTGAATTTGCAAAGTCTCAAATCTTCTCCGATTAATTCAACTGGTCCTATATTGGAGGAGTGAATTCCAAAACAGTACGTCATTCTAACATTCAAGAAAAATACTATCGAGAGTTCCGATGAGTTTCGGATACGACGGCGACTTAAATCAACAGTCCGAAGATTACGAATATCACGACCTGTCCGCTCGAATTTATCCCGAAATCCAAACAAGTGGTAAACCTCTTCCAAATTGGGGAACGTTAATACACCCGGATGAACTTCGCAGAATCATGTTTTTCGGAAACGAACCACTCATGACAACGAGGGGAACTCAATTGGAAGATTTTCAGTTAAAAAACTGGGTCGATCAAACAGTTCGAGCTTTTGCAAACGAAATCGATTGGGATATTTATCCAAGACTTTTTAGAAGCAGGCCTGTTCCCGGACAAAATGGAAGATTCGATTTAGAGCCGAATAGCGGCAGTATCGAAGATTATGCAGAATGGGATGATGTTTACGATTATGATTCCACGAAAGGAACAAACTTCTTTTTAAAATTAAGAAGAAAGAATTTGTGTCGTTTGCACCGTTGGGTTCTTACCTATCCTTGGAACGGATCCACATTGATCGATCTAACTCACAAAGCAACGATTCAATACAAAACCGGAGTTCTTCGTGCAGTCTATACGCGAGCTCCTTGGAGAAATATGCCTATGCCTACTATGGGAATTCAAGCATGGCGCGGAATCACTGGATCTTCGGGAACACTACCAGGAGCGTATCAAGCGGATTATACAACCGGATACGATCATGCGTCCCGAGTTCCCAGAGAACTAAAGGATCAAATCTTGAAATATTTTTCTATCTGCCTTCTTTCATCCTACGGAGAAGGAATCATCGGCGGTGTTGCCAATTACTCAACCTCAGTTGGCGTTATCAACGAGAGTATAGGGACGACGATGTCAGCAGAGAACGCATTCTACGGAGCGAGAATTAAACAATTCAGTAATGAACTAAAGGAATGGTGGAAAACCGGGAAACTTAGATATACGGGTATTAGTTTTGGTGCATTAGGATAGCATGGGAGAACTCGAAAAATTGTCGGAAGTACAAGACAAAGATATGCAAAATTACTTAGGGCTTTTCGGAACGATTGCGATGATTTTATCTCAAATTCTAAGATGGGGATTTAAAAAATACAAGGAAAGACGAAAAGCAAAAGTTTTAGAAACATATGAACCCTATCCAGTTACAAGTCCGTATTTCAGATCGATCAAAGAAGTGACAAGACTCGATATTTTTTTAGACCGAAACGTTGCGGCAAAATCTTCAGAATCGTTATACCAGGATCTCATTTCTCTTTATACGAAAGCTAAAGAAAACGGAATGGAATCTATCAAAATAGAATTCGCACATTACGGATTTATTAGTTCAGCCGGTGGTATGGCTTTTCTAAAATTCACGGATTACGTGTCCGAGTTTAACGGAATTCGGTTGGTGATAAAATTCCCGACTGATTCTCCGGACGCGGTAAAACTTTATTTAGATTTGCAACGTCATCGAGCTGGTTCTGACTCCGGACGAATCGAATTGTATTTGAATGATTATACGGAATACGTGAAAAATCACACTCCTTAACTTTCTTCCGATATTTCTTTTTCACTCATCATCGAGGTATGGAATACAATCGTTTCGTTCCCGCTTTAATAGAAGAAACCAAATCTCGCTACGAAACTTCCCAAGAGCGAAAGAACTGGCCTAAGTTAGATTTTGAAAAGAATCACGTCTTAATTGGAGTCAGGGGAATTTCGATCGAGAACAACCAAGTCTTTACAAATGACAATCAATTCGATCGGTTCAACGACATACTTTTCAACATTTATCCCGGCGGGAAATCGTGGGGGAGTCGAGTCGTCACGATGGATCCCGGTAAAGTTTCTAAGGAAACTCTTCTAAAATATGGAATCACTGAAGGGGAAGCAAGAGCAGAGGAGGGGATGTATCTTGTAAAGATCGGCCTTCATCACGAACACATTGCATTCAATCAAGCCTCTGCCTTTTCTTTTCGTCGGGATGCAAATGGCGATCACGTTTGGAATCACTTAGATCCGTTGTACAAAGGATACATAGGGATGAATATTCACGCACAAGGTATGGAAAAAGAATATGTAGGTGTGAGTTCTCTTGGATGCACAGTTACCCGCGCTCATTGGAGTCATCCAGAGTGGTTGTCTCTTATCTCCGTTTTTCAAGGAGCAGAACTCGAGGCGCGCCAAAAAGATCCACGGTTTCCAGGTTTTTGTTACGCTTTATACGATCAAGTATCTGCGAAGAAAATTTTAGAAGCAAAGGGATAAGCGGACAATTCCGATATTCGGGGGGATGATAATAATCATGGCATGAGCCCGCCATTAAAAGCAAAAGAAGTATTGGATATTCAACCGGATTCCCAAGAAGCCCGTGAATTAGAATCCAAACTTAAACATTCGATCATAGTCAATAAAAGTGTCTTTCGAAGAAGTAACCAAGCATTTTGGCTCGGATTGTTTTTCTTACTTGTCGGTCTTTATACACTTTATACGACACCTGAGCAAAAAATCTCCGACGGATTTGGTGGAATCAGTGTTCATGGACTCTTTCTTACCTCCGGAATAGTTCTCATGTCCTGGTTCAAGTCTGGAGAAATTTTAAGAGCAGCCGGTGAGTTTATCTCAAAAGCAAGAGGAGGTAATCCATGAAACTTGCTTTTATTTTAATCCTTTCCTTTCTATTTTTTACTTTCTGCAGTTCGCCTCCACAAGAACCGGTTTTCGATTACAAAGCAGAAACTCAAAATCTGAAAATAAACCAATCCAAAAGGAAAAAGATTTCGGATCCGAGTGAATTGGAACAAATCTGTAGCGAAAACGAAGCTGGTCGATCGCGCGCGCTTTCAGCTTATTTAAAACAGAAAGAAGTTTCCGACTACTGGACGAAAATTGCCGAAGATCGGAAATCAGATGCAGAATTCGGACGATCTATAAAGAATTGGGCTACAGTATTTTTGATTGGTGGAGCAGTTTCTTTATTTGCTGGAATCTTCTTATATGTTTCCGGAATCGGCTCAAAGGCAATCGGAGGTCTATCTAATATCTTATCTTTAATCCCTTCAAAAACGGATCCAAATAAATAATCTTCATTTCAATCTCTACTTATCCTCTCAAGACCCAGAATGTTTTTTTGATTTTCTATACAATTTTTGAATATTTTCTTTATTGTAAATTATAGTAAATATTCTAAATTCTTTAAGAACCTACTTAGGGCAAAATTAATTCTTTGGTATTAATATGGATAATATTCAGGGTAAATCAACTTTTAACGAAATTCCGGTCTTAGATGTAATTAGTGCAGCATCTACAGTCTCTCACGAAGAAACTGATGGAATAGCATTACCACCTCCTTGTCCTGGTGGAGTGCAGGTTCTGATCGATTGGGCACTAGATGAAATTCGTGACGCGATGAATCAAACTGATGAGATTAAAATTCGACAAAAAAGTTCTAATGCTTTAGGAAAAGCGAGAACTGCTTTAGGATGCTTAGTTGAATGGATTTTAGCTTCCTATGGATTTCATGCTTGTCGTGATTATTCGAATTTAAAATCAGTCGGTCAAAGTGAATTTTTGCGCAAACTTGGATACTATGATGAAGTCACAGCATTTGTCCTTCAAAATGGTATTGATAAACGAAATGAACTTGAACACAAATACGAATTGAGTGAACTTGAAGAAGCTTCGGATTTTGTGGAACTCGTTCGAAACTTTTATGCAAATTTAAAAGCTTATAAGTGGCCAGGCCATGGACCTGTTGCTTTCGGTCCAATTTCAGGTGGAACATCTTTTTCCCCTGAAACTGGGAACCAAGGTTATTTCTCTGGATGGAAATCACGAAATCCATTTCTAATGATAGCAACATACGATACACCTGAATGGATCGGAATAGTAGAACCGTTAAGCAATGATAGTTCTGAAGTACGTTTTGCTTATACACGTAATTTTCGAGTTAATCAGCTCATGGAACTTTATGAAGTTTTGGGTTATAATGTAAGTAATAGGCAAAGCGGTACTTGGAGTTCAATAGAGAGTTGGCAAGTAAAAATGAAGCAAGTTGGAATTATTCAGATATAGTAACCATATTAAACTTATTCAAAGTGGCGGTTCGAATCCGTAGGAGAATGTGTACCGTTGCAGAGTTCGACTCTTTGCAAGGCGAGTGGGGTTTGGAGCCCAGCCGAAATTTCTGGCGGTCCGGCGGGAAGTTCTCCACCGACAGTTTGAATAAGTTTAAACTTCTAATTTTTCATAGAAACGAAACCCTAATACCTCACTTTTTACTTGAAATTATTCAAATTAGAAGTTTACAATACAACTGTAAGTTGTATTGTAATTGAATGAAGGCGAAAAACGCCAAACAAATAATCGAACTCCTAAAAGAAAATGGTTTTGTTTTAGAAAGACAAGGGAAAGGATCTCATGTCATCTATACGAAGGACAATCTAACCGTTTCAGTTCCGATTCACGGCAAAAAGGATCTAAAATTGAAAACCTTAAATTCAATTTTAAAACAGGCAGGACTCAAATGATCGTATATCCAGCAACTTTTACCGAAGACAAAAAAGATGGCGGCTATACCGTAGAATTCCCCGACCTTCCGGGGTGCATAACTGAAGGAGATACTATCGAAGAAGCATTAGAAAATGCCCGAGACGTCTTGTCTCTTTATTTAGAATCAATCGATTCCCGTAAACTTCCCATTCCTAAACCTTCTCACAAAAAAGGTAAGAACGTATATTATATTGAGCCTGAGAAACATGTCGATTTTGCGATTTGGTTAAAATTGACTCGTGAAGAACAGAAATTAACTCAAATTAAACTTGCGAAATCTTTAGGAATTTCTCAGCAAGCATACCAAAAATATGAAGATCCGAAGAAAACAAATCCTTCTCTAAATACAATTGTAAAATTGGAGAAAATTTTTGGAAAATCTATCTTAATTCCTATGTATCAGAGTGATTTCGCTGAGAAATTAAATTTGATCTCTGGAGAGGTCGTTGAAAAGAAAAAAAATAATTTAACATTAGTTGCAAACCACAGATTTGACCCTGGAAAGAAAAGTTCTAATTCAGGGAAATCAAAACGTCTTGTAAAAACAAAAAAATAATAGTGAGTGCAAATATGAATAAAGCGCAATCATTACAACACATTGAATTAGAACTATACGAGATTCTGGAATCTGTACCTTCGTCTGTCCAATCAAACATCAAAGCCGCAATTGAAAATATATCCAGAGCAAAATCCAGAATGGTTGAACTCTATGCAAATGAATTGAACGAATCAATAACTATAAATATCGAATTCCTTACAAATAAAGTAAAAGGAGAATATTCGAACATAACTTCTTTCAAATGTAAAAATCTAATCTTTTATCCAACAAGTATTGAAAGCAACACTACGGGTATCGCATCTTTTACAATACTCGATAATAAGGGACAAGATTTTTTTGACTATTGGGATAAACCCGGCCGCCGTCATGGCGAATTTGCAATTTTTAATTATTCAGAAGGTGACAAATTCGTAAGATTCAAGTTCCAAATCACGTCTCTAAATACTGTTTTCAATCAAGTTAGCGGGCTTTATATTGAGTTGTCCAAAGATTCTTCTGAGGATGATTTAAAATACTCAGAATTTCCACTTTTTTGAATTCGAGGTGTAAAAGTTATAAATGCTTCAAACCATTTCATCTGAAGAATTAGATCAACTATCTAATCAAGAGTTAGCGTCGAGGATGGATCAATTTATTTGTGATTCTGTTATAGAGAAATACGGAAACATTATGGATCCGTATCAATCCCCAAGCCGCATAATTGTAAATAAAATTTTTCAATCTAAACATGTTCAAAATTTTTCAATAGATAAACAAAGAGAAGTTTGTTGGCTCGCTTTTAATACCACTCTCCAATTAGAATATACTCTTTCGACCTCCACATTTAAAGGAGTTACGGTATTTGGAAATAATTTCAGCCCTTTCACAAGCTGGAGATCTCCTTTATTTCAAATAAATTATTCCGCATTAAGACAATTTTTGATAATAAGTAGCAGAATAACGATGGAATGTTTTATGCAATTATTATATTTTTTAGGGGAAGGGGAAAGAATAAAAGCCAAAAAATCTACTTTCAAACACTTTAAAAATTGGTTAAATAATTCCGAAAACCCATTTTCATATTTTGCTGTACATTTACTGAAAAGCTACTTGTTTGACAGGAATCACCGCACTCCGGAAATCCATGCCGCAACTAAATTAAGCAAAAAAGCATTAACACTTCATAATCATTTCGAAAAAGATGAAACTTCAAATATCGAACTTACCAACCTAATGTTAAATGTTTGGGGACCGTTAATAGAAATTCTAAATGATAGTAAAAGCTTCTCGCATCATTTTAATGATAAAGAATTTGATTGGTTTAATACTTATCTAAATGGTACAAATGAGTAAGCGCCTAATGAAACACAGGTTCCCAGAATTGTGGTAAATCCTTCCAAGTGAGTGTCCTCGGTTCTCTTTCCCAAGATTTAAATAGATCTCGCAAA